TCGAGTGCTTGCAACCCGCCATCAGGTACACCAAGGACGAGTGCCTTGACTTGCCTGAGATGACCTACACCAAGCGCCGAGTCGAGTTGACCAAGCAACAGGAACGCTACTACGGCATGCTCAAGAGTCGCATGGTGGTGCAAGCCGCAGGGGAAGAAATCACATCGGTCAACGCCGCAGTGAACATGTCCAAGCTCCTGCAAATATCTTGTGGTGCGGTGTACTCCGACTCAGGCGAGACCTTGGAGTTCGACATCAAGAACCGCTACAACGTGCTGACCGAGGTGATTGACGAGTCAAGTCAGAAGGTGCTTGTGTTCGTGCCGTTCAAGCATGTGATCAGCATCCTGACCGACAAGCTCAACGCTGACGGCTACACAACCGAGGTGATCAGTGGCGATGTGCCCGTGCACAAACGCACCGACATCTTTAATCGCTTCCAGACCGAGCCAAACGGCACCAAGGTACTTGTCATCCAACCACAAGCCGCCGCGCACGGCGTGACCCTCACAGCGGCCAATACGGTGGTGTGGTGGGGGCCGACATCCTCCCTTGAGACTTACGCCCAAGCCAACGCCCGAGTCCATCGTTCGGGTCAGCGTCACCCCTCTACAGTGGTACAACTGGTGGGGTCAGGTGTAGAAAGACACGTTTACAACTTATTAGATAATAAAATCGACGTTCACTCAAAAATAGTTGATCTTTACAAAGAAATACTTGAATAATTGGTAAAACGCCACTATAATAAAAACCCCAACAACAAACGGAGAACGAAGTGACAGACGAAGCAACCCCCGCAACCCCTGCCGTAGCCCCCGAAAAGCTGGTCAGGGTGTACCTCAAGATGAAGGCCAAGCACGACGAGATGCGTGTGGCCTACGAGACTGAGGAGAAGAAGCTCAAAGGACAGATGGACAAGGTAAAGTCTGCCCTCTTGGGTTTCTGTAAAGAGCAAAACGTAGACAGCGTACGCACAGGCGAAGGCTTGTTCTATCGCACCGTCAAGGTGAACTATTGGACAAACGACTGGGAGTCGATGCACAAGTTCATCGTTGAGCACAATGCGCCGCAGTTACTGCATGAGCGCATACATCAAACCAACCTCAAAGAGTTCCTTGAGGCCAATCCTGACACGTTACCACCGGGACTCAACGTGGATAGCGAGTACACCATAACCGTAAGGAGAAAGTAATGAGTGAACCATTTGTGCCAATCGAAGACTTGGCCAAACAGTTTACGGTTTCGGTATCGACTGTTCGTGCATGGGTACGACAGGGCTACATCCCCAAAGACACGTATCTAAAGATCGGTAACACATACCGCTTTAACGTACCTGCGGTGGTCAAAGCCCTTTCAAGCGTACCCAAGGACGAACCGGAAGCACCAAAAGCCGTAGACCCCAAACTGCCTGTTCAACTTGAATTGGCATTCAACAACCCTGACGAAGATATTTAACTGGAGAAACGAAAATGAGTAACGAAATGACCCTGTTTGGCAAACCCAACAACGCCGCCCTCGCATTGCTGAGCGGCATCGAAGACAACCTGACAAGCACCCTCGCTGGTGGTGCAGGTGGCAACAAGCGTATCAGCATCGAAGGTGGTGCGTTCCGTGAGTTTGTCGGTGGCAAAGAAGTTCGTGTGAGCGAAGAACGCTCAATGAAAGTCATCTTGATCAACGCCGCACCTGTGTCGCGTATGTTCTTTGAAGGCACCTATGTCAAGGGCGCGAAGACGAAGCCCACGTGCTGGTCAAGTGACACACAAACCCCTGACAAGGCAGTACCTGAAGATCAGCGTCAAGCCAAGTTCTGCAAAGACTGCAAGCAACACATCAAGGGCTCCGGTCAAGGCGACACACGTGCTTGCCGTTTCCAACAGCGTATAGCCGTGGCGCTCGATGGCGAGTTGCACAAAGAAGCCGTGTATCAGATCACACTGCCATCAACATCTGTGTTCGGTGATGCAGAGGGTAAGAAGATGCCACTGCAAGCCTATGGTCGTCACCTCAAGGCGTACAACACTCCCGCGATTTCTATCGTGACCGAGATGCGTTTTGACATCGACAGCGCCACTCCCAAGTTGGTGTTCAGCCCTGTCCGTGCGCTTGAGGAAGAAGAACTCGCAACCGCAGTGAAGTTGCAAAACCACCCTGACACCATCAAGGCAATCACCTTGAACGTATCGCAGATGGACGGCGTGATTCCTGCACCAAAGGGTACGTTGCCAATGGGTGAGTTGGCCAAGCAAGAAGATGGCCCTGCCTACGAGAAGATCGTTGCCAAGACTGCGCCGAAAGCTGAGAAGGTTGAGGCTGAAGAAGTGCCTGAACCAATCAAGGTTACCAAGAAGTCTGCACCTGCCGCTGAGCCGAAGTCTGAGTTGAGCGACATCGTTGGAGATTGGGACGACTGATTTGTTTTAGGGTGGGGTCGCTCCCCACCCTTTCTTTTCGGTTATCTCATTCACTCTAACAACTGGCGGCTATGGAAACAAAAAAATTTCTGGAGTCGGTACTGGGGGACGAAGGGCACTACTGCATATTTGCATATCGGCTATCCGATGAACGCAAGGTACAGAAGTTCTACGACAACCTTGATGCCGCAATCCATGCTGCTCACAATTTAGATGCTGAAGGGTATGACGCTTATTTTGCGTTGGGCACTTTTGACCAAGCTGGGTCTCGCAAGGCACCCAACGTAAAACAACTTAGATCATTCTTTCTTGACCTTGACTGTGGGCCAACAAAAGACTACGCGACACAGAGCGAAGCTCTTGCCGCACTACGCACGTTCTGTAAAGAACTGAAGCTACCGCGCCCGACCATCGTAAATTCGGGGCGTGGTATCCATGTGTACTGGCCACTGACCGCTCCTGTTTCACGTGAAACATGGGTGCCTGTTGCTGAGCAATTCAAACGCTTGTGTGCAAAGCAGGGGATGCGCAATGACCCTGCTGTACCGGCAGATGCGGCGCGTGTGTTGCGAGTACCCAATACGCACAACCATAAGCCTAACCCCCCTGCCCTCGTGCATATTGTGGGGGAAGCAGGTGCGCCCGTTGAGTTTGACGTGTTCCGTGACCTCATGGGTGACGACTCATCTATCTTGGTGCCTCCGAAGAAGTACATGCCGCAACAGCAGGATGCCATGATGCAAGCCCTGTCGGGCAGTTTCGTGAGTCGCTTCAAGACTATTCTGATCAAGACCATGAGCGGCACTGGGTGCGAACAACTCAAAGAAGTTGTCAACAACCAGCCAAACATCTCTGAGCCTCTGTGGAGGGCGGGGTTGTCGATTGCCAAGTTCTGTGTTGATGGTGGTAAAGCAATCCACAAGATTTCTCTCAAGCACCCTGAGTACACCCCCGAAGGAACCGAGCAGAAGGTTGACCTGATCAAAGGCCCATACCTGTGCACACGTTTTGACGAGTACCGCGCAGGTGTCTGCCCCGAGTGCAAGCACTGGAACAAGATCAAGTCACCGATCTCTCTTGGGCGTGAGGTAGAGGAAGCTGACGAGTCCGACAACATCGTCATTCAAAAACCACTGGACGTAACTGCGGCTACGCCGATTCGTTACACGATTCCCAAGTACCCGCACCCATTCTTCAGGGGTAAGAGTGGTGGTGTGTTTAAGCATTCCAAGAATGCCGAGGGTGAAGACAAAGACGTGATGGTTTATTTCAATGACCTGTACGTCATACGGCGCGTCAAAGACCCCGAAGCGGGTGAGTCATTGGTGATGCGTTTGCACTTGCCAAAGGATGGCGTACGTGAGTTCACGTTGCCGTTGACTGCTGTGGGCACGAAGGATGAGTTTCGCAAACAACTTGCGGCACAGGGTGTAGCAGTCCTGAACGTACAAGAACTGATGGAGTACACGATGAGATGGGTAAACGAGTTACAGTTTAATTCTGAAGCCGACGAAGCATGTCGGCAATTTGGGTGGAAGGACGACAAACACGAGTCGTTCGTCATTGGCAACATGGAAGTTTTCAAAGACCGTGTTGAGGTGAGTTCACCCTCTGCCGCTACCGTGGGGCTGTTCCCGATCTTCAAGGCCAAGGGCTCGTTGGAGAAGTGGAAGCAGACCATGGAGTTCTACAACCAACCGAACATGGAGTTGCACCAATTCATGTTTGGGCTGTCGCTGGGCTCTGTCCTGATGGAGTTTCAGCCGATCAACGCCGCCGCCTTTCACGCATGGAGCAAGGGCTCCGGTTTGGGTAAGACCACTGCCATGTACGCAGGTGCATCTATTTGGGGTGACCCCGACCTGTTGGTGATGCAAGAGCGTGACACGTTCAACTCAAAGATGAACCGTGCCGAGGTGTACAAAAACATCGTCTGCTACATGGACGAGATGACCAACACCAAGCCGCAAGACTTGTCTGACTGGGCGTACCAACTGCCGAGTGGTCTGCAACGCAACCGCATGGGGCCGAAAGGCAACGTCGAGCGCGTACGTGGCAAGCCTTGGAAGACTCTGTTCGGCACCACGGGTAACACCTCAATACTTGAACGCATCGCACTGTTCAAAGCTCTGCCGCAAGCGGAAGCTCAGCGTGTGTTGGAGTACCGAGTTGAGCCTGTGAAGTTTGCTACCAAGTCCGAGACCGATGTATTCAGCACCGACATCAAGGAAAACTTTGGGCATGCGGGTGTGGTCTACATCCAGTACATCCTGAACAACTTGGATGCGGTCAAAGAACTTGCCATGACAGTGCAACGCAAACTTGATGCGGCGTCGAGTTTGTCTGCTGAGAATCGCTATTGGTCTGCCTTGGCTTCACGCACCATTGCAGGTTTGATGTTGCTCAAGAAAGCTGGTCTGATCACTTGGCAGATTGCACCGATTGTGCAGTGGATTGTCAAAGTGATGGCTGATGCCAAAGTCATGGTGGGTGAGATGAATGTAAACGTCGAAGCCCAACTGACTGACTACATGGCCGAGAACTACAACAACATGCTCCGCATCACGTCAACAGAAGATGCACGGAATACTGCTGGCTCACTCGACAAGATCGTGGTGCCCGACAGTTCTCCTCGTGGTCAGTTTGTTGCGAGGTATGAGTATGACGTAAAGAAGCTGTACCTGCTGATCAAGCCCCTCAAGGCATGGTGCGGCAAGCAACAGATCAACTACGCAGGGTTTGTTGACGGTCTGAAAACGGGAAGCACCAAGGCAGTCAAAGCCAAGGTTCGACTCGGTAAGGGCACCCACATCAACATGCCCCCCACCGATGTTTTAGTGTTGGATTGCACAGGGTTTATGGACGATGAAACTGAGCAAGCTCTGGCGACAACCGCCGCGCTGTTCGAGAAACAGGGTCAGGCTTGACGATCTCGCACCCGATGGGGTGCGTATCGTTGTCCGCTGGGACAAGTTTCCAGCGGGTGCCTCTGTGTTCATTCCTTGCGTAAATACGTTGGAACTCGTCAGACAGGTTCACCAGATAACAAGTCAATGGGAGTGGGTTGTCCACTACCGCCCGGGTATTGAAGGTGGCTACTGGGGGGTTCGCATTTGGAGAAGGTTGTGATAGTATCGCCCCGACAGGTTGCCTGTCACTTCGTTTCTCCTTGAAAAGAGATTTAACCCCCGCCGTCACAAGCGGGGGTTTTTTTATCAGTCCAGCAACCCGTTGTCGTACTCAGCCGCGTTCTGTAACAACTCAGGGCGGAGCTTCTTGTTCAGAGTCACACCGTGGTACATCTCCTGCGATGTCTTCATGTGTTGCGCCATTGAGTTCTGGACAGTCTCGGCTGTGATTGCCGCCGTAGGGTGCAACTTGTTGAACTTAAACATGTCGTCCAGTGCATCACTCATGCCATCTGCGTCACCGTTTCGTGCGGCGATGTAGTAGTCGCGCAACACCTTGGTACGTTCCTTGGTAGCACGGCGCTCAATGTTCTTGAGAGACGCATTGATCTCCAACTGGCGGGTGTACTCGGCAGGCGCAAACCCAAATATCTGAGCGTACGCATTGGCAGGGTGCATCTCACCGGTGATCGGGTCACCACGCAGGGTATTGGCACCCTCGGTTGCAAAGCGGATACCCTTGAAGCCGTTGGCAATACCTGCGGGGAGCATACGCTCCAAGCCGCGCTCAGTCTCACCCTCATTGATCAACTTGACACCTTGCTGTATCCGGTCGGCTACGCCATAGACTGGGCCACCCATGAGTTGCAAGAATGCCAGCACTGCGTTGTCTTGCTCACGGTATCCGGTGCTGTTGATCAGCAGGTCAGACAAGCCAATACGGTTGGCGACAGCCGTACCAGTCAGGTAGTTGACCGCGCCGTTGAACAGACCTTCACCGAGATACTTACGGGCAGCGGTTTCAGCATCATCCTCATCATCACCCTTGAACAAGTTGTAGACAGCGGCCAAGATACCGAACATCGGCAGACCCTGCACCCCAGCCATCATGCCAGCGGAGGCATAGATGCCAACGATCTGACGCATGGCGGCTTCACGGACTTTCTTGTCCTCAGACTTCATGGCTTCACGGGCCGTCTTGAACATCATGTAGTACATGGAAACACCGTACCGCTTGTACATGAACATGATCTTGCCAATTGAGTTCTTTGCGAGCAACGGCGCACTGCCAGCCGATGCACCACCGTTCAGCAGTTCGGTGGTTTGGATTGCGCGTTTGGCCGCCTCGGTGCGTGCGGCACTGTCAATCTTCTTACCTTCCTTGGTCATCCGATCAAGCTCAAGCTCATAGGATGCGATCAACGAGATTTGGCGGTTCATGCGCTCGCCATGGTGGAAGATGAAACCAGACCATGCGTTCACACGGTTCAAAGGCGTAGACTTCTCGTCCATGTCCAAGATGTCATGCGTCATTGAGCGGCTCAGCAGACCGTAGTCTTCAGCCATCTGCGACAACTCTTTGAGGCGTTTGATTTCAGGCGGCGTGTCTTTGGCATCAAAGTCGTAGTTGTCCAGCGAGAAGCCAGCACTTATCTCAATCTTAGACTTGCCGTCAGCCGTGGGCACAGACATTTCTGCGTTACGCTTGAGGCCACTACCAAAGAACAACTTGGTAGCTGAGCCGATGGCTTTCGTGGTTTCGGAGTAGCCGTACTTACCACCAAGGTAAGGCATCAGCACCAACGGCACCTGCGACATGTTGACCACGGCAGACGATACGTTAAAGCCCAGCGTCCATGCAAAAGCGGTGGATGTCAAAGCCTTAGACCATGGGGCGATGTCAGGACTGACCAGCGTTTGGATGTGGCTGTTCAACTCGTCGGCCAGCCCACGGGCGCGTTCGGTGTTGTTCTTTTCCTTGACGTGCTTGTCAATCTCGTCGCGCAGTTGGTACATCTTGCCGCTGTACTCAAGGTTGGCCAGTTGGTGTGCCATACCCATGGAGCGTGTAAAGAAAGCGGCGGGTGCATCAAAGCTAAAGCCGGGCGTGTTCTTACGCTTGCGGAACGCTTGGGCAAACGACGACTCAGGAAGCGTTGACAAGAACGTACGCATGATCTCATCGGTGACTTCTGGATCAACTTTGTTGGCTTCAAGTGTTCGCAAGATAGAGTTCACGAACGAGGTAGGAGGTGCATCTTTGTAGGTGCGCTTGGAGCCACCTTTGAATCGCTGGATGTTCTTGACACCGCCTTCTTTCTCCAACTCTTTGATCGCACGCTCACGCTCAACCGAAGTCTCGAAGTGTTCGACGAAGTGCTCCAAGTTGCCATCACGACCCTTGCCGTCGTACGACAAGCGGTAGTCACCATTACGTGTCAGGGGGAAGTACGGCTCGATCTTACCCTTGGTGGCAAGACGCTGGTAAATCTCAGTCTTGAGTTTCTTGGCATCTTCTTTGTTCTCCACTGAGTTGTCGATGCGGTTGAACATCAAGTCAAGTAAATCGTCGTACGTTTTTGCGTACGTGTCGCGCATCTGTTTGTAGACACTCTGACCCTCGGGGCCGAGCTTGTTCCACTGTGGTTGCAACTCATCCCAAATCTTTTGTTTATCGGCACCGCTTTCGGATTGCTTGCCCTTGTAATCATCACGGGACTTAGATGGGTCAACCTGCTCCAGCGTGCTGGTAGCGATGACATCGTTCAGGATAACTTCTTTCTCGGGGTTACCCTTTACCCAGTTCTGGATGCGCTTCATGGTGGCTTCGGTCGCACGCTTGCGCTTGTCGATTGCACCGCCCCAACGCTTCTCCAACTCATCGAGCTTGGGTGCCATGGGGATGTCTTCTTTTGCAACCTCAGTCAGTGCATTGAGCGGCAAGCTACGGCGCACCAACTTCTGAACAGCAGAGGGCACACCCTCACGGAACAACTCATAGATGCCACCAACGATCTTGTTGTCCAGCGCCGGTAGCGACAGGATTCGGTTGTCCAAGGTCTTGAAGACTGCGGAGCTTTTTCCCAGCAACGATGCTGAGAACAACGAGCCTGCCTCACGAGATTCAGGTGCAGGCGACAAGATGGTGTTGATCAACGAATCAGAGGCGTCGAGTGCGGAGCCCATACCCTTGGTTTCTTTACCCATGATTGACCGCACAAAGTTGCGGATGGCGTGCATGAAGCGTTGCCATGCAGTGATTGCCTCACCCTTGGGATTGATTGCCGCCAACTGTTGCTGGAACTCAGGGTTGCTGAAAGCCTCGGCAACAAACTCATCCAAAGACTGTGCGCCGTACGCTGTGTCCAGCGAGTCTTTGACATTGTTGTAAAGCTCTGTAAGTTGTTTAGTTACAGGGTGTGACTTGTTATCTATGACATGTGATGTAGCGGCATGTACCGATTCATGTAATAGCACGTGAAGGTTTAAACCTTCCTCCGCGTCCAGCTTGATGGTGTCTGTCTTAGGGTCGTACAGGCCAGCGACTGGAATGTCCTCGGCGTTGAGGAGCATAGGCTCTAATTCAACTTTGGTTTTGCCCATCGCGCCAGCCAATTTCTTGGCGACTTCGGATGCACGGCCAAGGTTCTGCGAGCCCAACATAGTCAGGGCTCCACGCAGATCACCAGCTTTCAGCGCCTTACGGATGGCAGGGTGCAAAGGCAGTGCCAACACTACTGCATCACGAGAGAGTTCAAGTTGCTCACCGTCCATCTGCTCTTTGGTAGCACGAGACAACTCTTGTTGGACATTGAATTGGGTAGAGCCTCGACGCACCTCTGCTTCAGACTTATTAAAGTAGTCTGACATCTTCTTGGCTAACGCCCGCTTGTCAGCCGCCGACAGGGATTCGTAGAACGCTTTGGCATACTTGCCGCCACTCAACGGGACGATAGAGGTTGTACCTTCACGACCAAAAGCAATATCGTCAACGGGAATGCCGTTGCGCAACTGTGCAGTAATGTCGTTGAGCTTGTTGATGCGAGTCAGCAGTTTGTGCTTCTCAAACATGGCCACATACATGTCATAGGCCAAATAGTCGAGCGCATCAGACCGGCTCTCAGCTTCCATTACTTGGCCGTATGCACCAAGACTTGCGTTGGGTTGAGGCTTATCAGTTTTGGCTTCGGGTTTACCCCTAACTTCGGGTTTAGCTTCTGGCTTGGCTTCTGGCTTGGCTTCTGGCTTGGCCTTCTTTAGTGTAGTAGGCTCCACGCCTTTTCGCACTCCAGTGTCACCAGTAGGTTTCCCACGATCTCCCAGTCCAGTGGGCTTAGGTGTTTCAGTTCGCTTGGTATCAGCAGGGGCTCCAGTGCGCTCGTCCTTTGCACCGCTTGGTTTGCGATCTTCAGTGCGAGTTCCAGTTCCTCCAGCGACATCTCCTGCGTCCTTATCACGTCCTCGTTCAGCGGGTTTTCCGGCTGCGGGTTTTGTTGCAGTCGCATCTTTCTTGCCCTCCTTGGCAGCCTTAATTGGCTTAGCGGGTACAAACATGTCACCTTGTTTGGCCAGACCCCCAAACGCTTGCATTGCTAAGTTCTCAACCGCATCTTTAGTAGATGTGGATAAGTTGGGATTCTCACGAATACGCCCGAAGATGTGAGCAACCGTAGGCTGTTGAACGGCATCAGCCATGTCTAAGTTGAGCAACTGCTTGTAGAAACCAGATTGTTTTGGTAGGCCAGCCTTGGCCAATACCTCGGGTGTCAGCACCGTAGCAAATGGTTTTTCTTGGGATGCAAGCTCCTCCTCAGAGAAGGCTTGGGGTGCGGCACCCTTCGGCTTACCCATGCCCGGGAAACCCATCTGTTCAGGTTCACGCTGTGACTTCTTCTCAGGAATGAGCGACTCGATGGATCGCAGTTCTTTCTTTTGCTCCTCGGAGGCTTCTATTACCGGCTCAGCTTCAACCGCAGGTTCTTCAGCCAAACGAATGTCGTAGGCACGGTTAATGAGTTTTTGTTCTCGCTCGGTCAGGTTAGGATTGGTGAACCCTTCACGCTTGAGAGCTTGCACAAATACTTTGCGGATGTTGTTGGCTTTAGCTTCAACAATCGGCAGTAGGATTTGAAGGCGGTTATCCGCGCTTGTTTTTTCCTGTTTGCGCTCTACCCTACCAGTCAATTCGGCAAGGTCAGACTCAAACTTCAGACGTTCTTTTTCCGCTCTGATCTTGGCAGCTTCGCGCTCATCTTTTGCGTACAGTTCTTCAATCTGTTGGGTTTCCTCCAGATCGTCAATCATGTCACGTGTTTGGGTATCTCGTTCAATCCGTGGTTGCAAGTCAAGTTCTTGCTGTACTCCACGGGGTGCCTCTTGCATCTCCAACTCAAAGTCTGCGGGGGCTTGGCGCTGTGGCCCTTCTATCTGAGATAGTTGAATGAGGGCGCTATCTCGCTCACTTGGATACAACTCACCCTGAGTTCCTACGGTGTCTTTTTCACGCAAGCGCGGTGCCGCATCTTGTGGGGCGTACTTGTCTTTAAACTTTGATTCTTCGTATGCGGCCAAGTCCTCACGGGTCATTGCTACTGAGCCGTCAGGTAAACCCACAGGGGTAAACGGAGCTTCCCCCGTCAACCGTAAAGCATCAGGAGTTTTTTCCTCGGGCGCTTCTTTATCAAGCCCCAACGATGCGCGACGAGCCTTACGGCCAATGGTCATGTCAATGATCAAGCTGGCCAGTGCACCGACTCCAGCGCCATACGCGCCTTCTTCGCCAGACCCGACAAGAATTTCCTGCTGGGGGTCGTAGACGCCCTTGGCAATTAAGTTCTGGGCAACTTTCTGTGCCGCTTCGGTTGCACCCTCAACGCCACCACGTGCAAATGCAGTACCTACAATACTCTTAAATGGTTTAATCTGCGGTGCCAGTAAGTCAAGCAAACCAGTAGGTGCACCAAGTTGTGTAGCCAAACGTCGTTCTTCACCCGTAGCACCTTTGGCTTCGGCAGACTCACGTGCTTCACCAGCGCCAGCGGCAACGCCAAGACCACCAGCGGCAACACGGCCAGCCAAACCAAGTGGGCCAGCGGCAAAGAACGGCAGGGTAGAGCCTAAGCCCTCACCTAACTTGCGCATTACTGAATCTTCATACCCAGCGCCAGCTTCAAAAGGCTTCTTGGCAATACCAGCAAGCTCTTTAATTTTCTCACGTGCGGCCTTCTCAGTATCGTCGGGCAACAACGCGCTGATACCAGTACCTGCTGTCTCAAGCAAGTTAATTGCACCGGGAACCAACCCCTTGCCAAACTCTTTAATGCTTCCACCAACAGTAGGTTTTGGCTTGAGCAATTCCTCACGCTCGGCGCGTAGCTGTTGCAGACGCGACTCAAGATTCGTGTCCTCTTGGGAGGACATACGCTTTTGAACAGCAGCAATCACCTGCTGACGAGTTGCACCTTCTGGCCCTTCGATCTCATAGAGATTACCGTCAGGGCCGGTGATCTGGTACAGCGGCATGCTTACTCCTTATTTTTTGGATTCTACTTTTTTCATATCGCCGAACCCATCAGTCGATGACACACCAAGTTTCTGACGCGCTGATTCAAGCACCGGCTCCAATTCCTTACGGATTTTTGCTTTCGCTTGTTGGTGTTGAATCCTTGCAGTTTCCAATTGGTTTTTCTGCGCAGCATCCATTTTGCCTGACTGCTCTGCCATGAGCAACATGCCGTTACGAGATGTAAAGTCGTCGTCAAGGCGGCGCTCAAGTTCTTGAACTTTACCAAGCGTGGCCGAGTAGACCGTACGAGCCTTGTCGTATGACAAGCTCTCACGTGATGCGGCAGTTGCATCCTGCTGCGCTTTGACTTTAAGTCTTTCAATCTCACGGTCAAGTGCTTTATCACGGGAACCCACATCAACGCTGTACTTGGTGTCACGGGACTTGACATCCTCACCGTACAAACCACGGCCAGACTCCAGACCCTGACGTTGGCTCATGCTGGACTGCTCGTATGTTTTTGAACCTGCGTCAATAGCGCCCTTGACGTTTGCGCGATCAATACCAATCAGTCCTGTCTTGGCACCTTGGATGTCTCCAAACTCTTTGAGCTTGGCAGCACGCATCCTATCGTCGTAGCCCATGCCAGCTTCTGCGCCAGCAGCAAACTCACCGTAGCGACGACCACCCGCACCAATCAAAGAGCGTTTAATACCTTCTCTACGTAAGCGTTCAGGGTCGTACTGTTCATCGTAGAACTTCTGGAGACCGCCGATGCCTTCTTGATACACACCACGTTGTTCTGGTGTAAGTGCCGTACGTGCTTCAACACGCTTTTCTTCAGAAAGCTGACGAGCGACAGGATCAATCTCTGCGTTCTTGAGCGCAGCGGCTTGCAGTTTTGTACCAAAGTCATTGGCAGGGCCAACAACGCCGGGCTGTACTTGTGGGGGAGCACCAGCGGCTCCGGGTAAACCCGCAATACCGGGGGGTGCAGGAGGCTTGGGTGGAGCAGGTGGAGCAGGAGGCTTAGGTGCACCTTGCGCAGCAGCAACTACGTTTGCAGGCGGTAACTTGTCAGCAGGCGGTACGGCAGCTTGAGGGCCAGCAGCGGCAGTTGCCTGCGCTTCGGACACGGGGGCGGCGGCAGGGGCTTGTGCCTTTTCAAACCGACCAACGGCACCCATAGGTGATGCGGCAGAGATGGGTTTGTCTATACCTGCGGCAGACATCTCAGCGGCGTAGCTTTTTTCGGCGGCTTGTAGCGCGGCTTGCGCGGCCTGCAACTCAGCTTGCGCGGCTTGGTAACCTTCGGGGTCTTGTTGCCGTTGGCGTAAGCCATAGGAATACACTTTTTGCTGGGCGGCTTTACGGCGCTCACGAGCTTGGTCAAGGATTTCACCCCCACCAGCGTAACCAACTGCCCCACCATCAGCGTATCCAACGATGCCACCAGCGGCCATAGCCTTGGGTTGTGCAGCCATAGCGGCACCGGGAGCGGCGGCAATACCGCCCATCATTTGCTTCATCTTGTCTTGCTGTTGCTGGGTCTGCTGTTGTGCAGTGTCACCGCGCTGTTGGGCAAGCTCGTTCTTAGTCAACTCGGCAACCTCTTGCTCGCGTTGCTGTGCCACAGTCATGTTGGCTTGGCCGCTTTCGGCGCTTTGCTGAGCCATCTTTAACTGCATGTCACGAGCGGCGGCATCTTTGTCTGATTTGATCTTTTGAAGTGCCAGCAGATCAAGCAAGTCTTGCGTCATTGCATAGCGTTTTTCCAACGGCTTGGTGTCGCCCTTGTATGCGTTAACACGGTCTTCCACACTTCCCAGTCCAGCCATGGGGCTGGCTTTTCCGGGAGTGGGCATCTGGGGTGCTTGCGGACGTTGTTGCATGAGTCCTGCAATACCTTGAGGTGAAGCGTTTGGCATCTGCATATTTTTTCCTTAACCGGGGACTACAGGAGCAGCGGGGGCCGCAGGAGCGGCAGGAGCGGCAGGAGCGGCAGGAGCGGCAGGAGCCGTACCAAAGATACGGTCGTACAAGTCCATAAGGCCACCACCCTGACTGAGAATGTTCGACAGCGCACTGGGTTGTGAGTATGAGTAAGTTTGCGCAGCAAGGGGCAAACCTTGAAGCAAAGACTGCTGGTACTGCACCTGTTTGTACGGGAACTCACGTTGGGTTTCAAATTCTTTGACATCCGCAGTGATGCCTTGTTGCTCAATGTCACGTTGGACTTGGCCAGCTTCGCCTTGTTTCTGAAGTGCGGCCAGACCGTAGGTGTTGGCGGCGTCTTGCGCTGTTTGTCCACGGCCTTGTTCGACGTTAAATTGATTCATTGCCTGCGAATAGGCATCCGAGTAGCCCTTGCCGGTAATGCCAGCGAGGTTTTGCAACATGTTCCGCTGATTCTCAGACTCCATCAAAGCACCGCGACCACCACCGAACGCGCCAGCTTTGGTTGCTGAAGCGCGATTGGCCAAGTTTTGAATCTGCGCTTGGCGTTTGGCTTCCTCGATCTGCGGGTCAAGTGCCGCAGTCAAGTATGGATTCATGTAGTCTTGTGCGGCCTGTGCACTGAACTTTTGAGGGGTAAATGCACCCATCTGTTCCGTAGGAATAGTCAGCCCAGCAATTCCTTGGAACGCCGTTTTTTGAAGATCAGACTCCCCAGCGGTCAGCGGGCCTCCGTAGGCTTGGTAGTCTTGGTTGGCCAGTGCTTGACCGCGACCCAGCATGTCCGTGACATATGGCCCCGCCCAGTTGGAAAGCGAGGATTCGGTGCCCGTCTGTTGCCCGACTCCGGTATCGGCGGTAGCCGTGGTCGTTTTAGCCCCGGTAGTTCCAGAAGATGCTGCTGTTGCCATGTCTTACCTCGCTTACGCTAAAAATTTATCGGGGTTAATTTGCTTGCCCTGCTTGGTCGTGCCGGTGCGAGCTTTACGAATTCTGTCCATCATTGCATACAGGCGCTGTGCACCTGCTTCGGAATTTCCATTACCGAGGTGACCAACAACATCTGCGGGGATAACAAACTCACCATGACTTAATTTAGCTTCCTGTTTTCCACCAATTCGTGCTGGAATTTTATCAGCCATACCGTCTGTTGCGCCACTTAAATATCGGCCTCGCGCCATCTCTGCAATACCACCGGATGCGTATTTCGGCACCGGCAAGTCTTTGATAACAGACGAAGCGGGTTTGACTTCCTCTTTCTTTTCTTCCTTCTTCTCTGCGCCAGCCTGCAAGACAGGACGGGTTTGGCGTGCGGGGTTGGATTTGTTTATGGCTTCCAGACCTGCGGCTTCTTCCTTGGCAGTAGTACGAGCAGCCTCGGCACCTTCTGGTGCAACAAAACGAGTTTTGGTGAAATACTCTTGCGCCGAGCTACCCGGACGGCGGTTAGGGTCATAGGTGTTGGCCACCTTTTCACGCACCGCTTCGTACTTGGGGATGCCGCCTTGGTAGCCAGTCTTCTCAGGAGCTTGTTGGCTTTGATACAAACCATACAAACCACCTGCGGCAGCAGCTACGTTACGCCAGTTTGTGCCCCCAGTCTTAGGATCAGTGAACGCATTTTTAAGGTTGTTAAACGCCGAGGTGCCCAACTTCCGAAATGCTCCACCTACCTGATCAAACAGAGAAGCGTCTTTTGCCAACTCAGGGTAGTTTTCCTTGAGATAGTTTTCCGTGGCAGTATCAAACTGCGTCCAGTCATAATCTTCCGTGGTGTATGCGTCACGTATGGTGTTATTACCAGTGGCGTAGAAGTCGTCGGAGTCATCTCCGTAATACGAGTTGAAATCAGTATCGTCTGCCATGATTAACCTTTCAATATCTTGAGCAATTCTTCGTTTACATCTTCAGAACCGTTCACCATGCCGCCCTGTGCAAACGGAGAGGCAAACAACTTTTCCTGCGATGGATTGGCGAAAATGCTGTTCCAGTCATAAATGTACCCAATCTTTGCGGGATCGGCAGCTTTTACCGTAACTTGCTGGCCTTTGGTGTCTTCTGCCTGACCCAGCATGCTGGTCAGGGTATTGAGATTGCCCATGCGCTGGGTCTTGAGTGCAGCGGCAGCTTGGGCTTGGCGAGTGCGCTCGGCTTCGTCAGCTTGCGCTTTACGGGTTGCCTCAGCTTCGTCTGCCACAGTCTTGAACACACCTGTGCGTGCCCACTTAGACCCTGCGGCGGGGTCGTACTTGAACGGGTCGTCGGTGTCTGGCTTGTAAGCTGTTTCCTGTGACTTGAGGTAGGTCTCAATCGCAACTTTGTCCTTTTGGTCAATTACCTTGTCGCCGTTGTAGTCGTACTGCTGGTCGTATGCACCTTGAGTCTCCAGCATCTTGATCACTGCATCCAGATCAGACTGCGTGGCTTTCTGAGTATCTTGACCCAAAGTCTTGGCCATGTCCGCTTGTGCCAGTGCAAGTGCTTGGTCGCGTGCAATACCAGCCTTTTCGTACTCAGCCGCTCTGTCCAGAATTTCTTTTCTGGTAGTAGCAATGTCGCCTTTTAGTTCAGTCTTGGCGGTGCCAATGTCCGTCTTTAATTCAGTCTTGGCGCTGGCCAGATCAGCTTTGATGTTGGCTTCAGTCTTACCAATCTGTGTAAGGATGTCAGTGCGTGTGGTGCCAAGATCGGCAGCCACGTCGTCGATTGCTTTACCCAAGGCTTCATCGCGTCCAATACCAGCCTTCTCGTATTCGGCCATGCGCGACAGCACATTGGTTTCAACGTCACCAATCTTTGTCGTCAAGTCTTCTTTGACCCCTGAGATTTCTTCGCTCAGCTTTGTCTCGGTCAAACCCAACGCTTTAAGAACGGCTGCTTCAGACTCGGCAATCTTGGTGCCAAGGTTTGTTTCAACTTTACCAACATCGGCTTTAAGAGTTTCCTCAGTCTTGCCAATCTTTGTCAGGATGTCTGCTTTGGTGGTGCCAAGGTCAGCGGCAACGGCATCAATCGCTTTAGATAAAGCCTCATCACGGCCAATACCTGCCTTCTCGTACTCGGCCATCTTGGTCAGGATGTTGGTCTCAACATCGCCAAGTTTGGTACTCAACGCACCAACATCTTTACTCAGAGTGTCGATGGTCTTGGTCAGGTTGGTCTCGGTAGTACCAATTCGTTTGAGGATGTCATCTTTTGTAGTGCCAAGTTCAGTAGCAACATCACCAATCGCTTTTTGTGTAGCCACATCCCGAGTCATGCCAGCCTTCTCGTTGGCGGCAATCTTTGTCAAGATATTGGTTTCAGTCGTGGTGAGTGCATCGGTCAACTTACCAGTCTGCTCGTCCATCTTGAAGCCGAGGTCTTTGATCTGGCTGGCCAAATCTTTCTTAACCAGATTGATTGCATCCAACGCTTCTTGGCTGACGCCGCCAGCAGCCATCGCGTCAAGCTGTGACATGATCGAATTTAATCGAGCCGTTGGTAAGTAGTCGGTTGCTTTGGCTGTAAGTCCAGTCTCCTCGTACTGACCCATCAGTTTCTTAATGTCGTCAGCGGTAGGCTTATTTAATCCCAGTGCAGCATACGCAGCCTTGACTTCACCTTCATCGACCATACGGGGGTCGGCATATTCGCTAATAGCTTTGGCTTGATCAGCTTCATTGACCTGACCGACAAATCGTTTGACCTCGGCATCAGTAGGTTTGTACCCAAGATCAGTAAGGTACTTGCGTGCTTCGGTTTCGGTAACCTGACGTGGGTTTACATAGGCCGCTGCGTCTGTTTGCGCTTTTGTTTCCGCAGTGTTGCCAACAAACTGTTTGATTTCATCCGCAGTAGGTGTGTAGCCTTGAGAGGTCAGGAATCCTTTTGCCTCGTCGTAGGTTGTTGCCTTGGGGTCAAATTCGGCACGTGCCGCAGTAACCGCCGCAGCTTCATCTTTCTGACCAACCAGTTTGGCAGCTTCTTCATCTGTGAGCGTATAGCCTTCAGCAGCGGCAGCGGCTTTAACTTCAGCAAGGTCAAACACTCGTGGGTCAACATACGCCTCGGTACGACTTGCCAACGTAAGATCGGTGCCTTGACCTGTCAGTGCTTTGACATCTGCATCAGAGTATGTGTAGTCCTCACGCTTAGCCAGTGCCGTAGCAGCTTCGTCACTGCTGGTGTAGTTGGCATTGTCGATGGTGTTCATCAAGTTGGACTTGATGGTGTTATCCGTGACACCAAAGTTGGCCAGTGCAGTAGCAGCGGCGGCAGGATTACCCTTGTTGGTCTCCAGAATATTGGCGATCTGTGGGTTACCTTGAACAGCGTTGGAGATGACATCTCCGGTACGACTTGCGGCATACGCACCACCAGCAATAGGGCCACCTGCAATAAAACCAAACGCCGCAGCCTGCGTGATTTCTTTGGCAACATCACGGGTCTGGTCAAGTTTGTACAGTTGACCTTCCAGTGCAGCTTGCGTAATACCTTCCTCGCCAGCTTCGGAAGTACCTTCTTTGATGGCTATCTTTGTGCCGGTCTTGGCAAAGTCGCCAAGGGTTTGCAACGCATCGCCGAGTCCTGTACCAGACCTACCTAAAAGAGCTTTCTCAAGGGCTGCACCACCAAGACCCATCGACACGGCAGTAGTAGCCGCAGCAACAAACGCTTGGCGTTGCGCAATCTCCATGGCAATCTTGTCGGCATCTGCTGGAGACTTACCCACTTTAATTGCAGTCTTGTACGCTTCGTTATACGCACCGGTCGCGGCACCGCCAGCCGACTCAACAATATCAGTCATGATGCCTGCGGTCATACCTGCGGTACTACCCATTCTGGCGGCAACCGCTTGGCCGTACTTCAACGCAGCCGCAGCACCTTTGGCACCCGAGGCAACAACACCGCCGATAAGAAGCGGTGCAATTTCTTGGATACCTTCAACGCCGACATACTCCGCAACGAATTGCAGTGGGGCAGACTTGAATGCACCGTAGATTGCTTTGAGCGTGCCGCCAACGCCTTTGGCATCGCCAATCATAGCGTTCATGTTTTTGACGGCAGCTTGGTACTCCGCAGTATTACTTGCTTTGCCAAGATCATTCAGAGCGTTTGAAAACTTGCCCAACTGTGTGTCTTTTGGTGCGGAGCCAAACAACACAGATATACCGTTAATAGATTCAAGGAAACCACCACCAGCTTTCAGCACGTTGGCTGTGGTGTTGATCAGTGTGGAACTACCCGTCTGCTGTGCCCATCCAACGACCGTTTTGGCGGCGTTGATCATGGCATCACTCACGACACCGTTGACAGCAGCCGAGCCGCCCAATTCGGCCATGGCAATAATTTTTTCTTGCTCAGTAGGCTTCTTGCCTATTATCGTGACAGGCGGGAGTTCATAGTTGCCGGTCGCTGGATTCCACGTTGCCACAGCAGTGCTGGGGTCGGCTTCGATCCATACGGGGGCTCCTTTGTTGTCGTATACCAGACTGGCTCGACCACTATCAAACGCTGCATACGAAGCCAGTTTCATACCCGCAGGTAATGTAAATCTGTCGGACGAAGGCTTTTGCCATTCACCGTAAGAACTACCGGCAACTTCAACTCTTAGAACACCGTTTCGTTGGTCACTTACCAACTGATTGACCGACGTGATGTTGCCGTTGATCACATCTTGAATAGACGCAGCTTTAAGTGCTGAAACATTGTTGCCGTAGTTCTTGTCGATGTTGTCCAGCATCTTGGACACCATGGCAGGGTCAGCCGTGGCCAGAGTCACGCCTTTGCTTTCCAGCGCCTGAGTAATCAGTCGTGTACGTTCTGTTGCAATTACTGTCTCAGCGGCTTTGTTGTTTGTTGGCGCACCTTCAAATTGGCCCTTGGACAAGTAGTGATCGTAGACATCAACATCCGCGCCAAGTCCGTTAAGTTTGCGGTATTGGTCAGCATTGAAGTTTGTATCCATTGCCTCCACAAACGCACGATTACTTGTACGGTAGATGGGGTCAAGCGCATCAGACAATTTATCTGTCTTGGTGCCAAACGCTTGCATAGCCTTTTCGTAGTCGCCAGTCAACACCGCATGTTGCTGCTTCAATGTGTCTAACTCCCCGCCATATTTATCAAGGCGTGGTTTGTACGTCTCGTTGTAATCTTTGTTCAACGCTGTGACGTACTCGTTGTACTTGGTAATTGCAGCGTTTGCGGCTTTACCGTTTTCTTCAGTTGGGTCGGCGTCAAACGCTTTGACTGCGGCGTTGTATGCGTCGCTAAGTCTGTTTTGTTCTGCTATCCGCTCTTGCAGTTGCGTGGCGTTATTGTTGTACTCCCATGCTGCGGCTTTTTGCGCTTCGATGTTTGCATCTACTTTACCTGCGGCTGCGTCAGCGGCTGCGTAAGCCTTTGTAGTTTCACCGGTAGCTGTTTTAAACGCGCTCGTGGTCATGTCGCCCAGAGCTTTAGCGCCTGCTTTCATCATGGCGGCTTGAATGACGTTGGACGCTTTACCACCAGTCAGCGCGGCAGTGGCTGTACCCATGAGCACATCGGTCAAGATGGTGCGCTGAGTGGCGTCAAGTTTTGTACCATCAGGATCAAACGACTTAATTGCGTCCGTCACAATGCCAGAAGCAGAGATGATGCTGCCCATGATGGCAGCAGTGGGGTTGGGGTTGTTTGTAATCTGCGCTGTGATGGCTGACTGGATAGCCGCCTGTGCAGTAGGAGGTAGCGTTTTAAATTTACCCCCTGTCATCTCATCAACTTTACCCAGCACTGCGCCGGTTGCCGCACCCACACCGCCAGAGATAAACGCTTTGAGGGGGTCTTGATTGGTTACAACTGCAACAGACGCAGCGGCTGCACCACTACCAAATATCTGACCTGCAATGGCACTGTCAGTAGCTTTGGCTACTGCGGTAGTGGCTTTGCCGCCAACATAGGAACCGATCTCTTGGGCTACATACGCCTTGGCTGTGGCTTTCAACACATCGCCCAGATCACCACCTTTTGCGGCAACGTCTGCACCTTCGACAAGTGGGAGCGCCCATGCGTTACCTGTGGCAACGAGGGCAACCTGTGCAATTGTTTTTAGTGGATTATCAAGTGCTGCCTCAATGACGTTGCTGACTGTTGAAAGAACAGGGTCGATGATCTTGTCAACGACAAAATCTGCCAGTTTAAAAACGGCTTTACCTACCGATGAGATGGCATCGCCAACTGCGCCGATTACATCCCCAACAAAATCAGCAACTGCACCCATTACGCACCCTTCAATACAACGTATGCACGCATGGCACCTGTGTTCAATTTATACACCTGCATGCCCCACTCTTGGAGTTCGGGGCGGCGAGCGATTGTGTTGAACAACTGCAAAATCTTCTTGTCGGAGAAATCGCTGGTCATGCGCTCAACTCCCTGTTCCGGCAATGCTTTGACGTACTTGATGGAGCTTTCCAAATAGTTCCGCGCAGTATCCGCGTTAAACGCACGCATGGCAACTTCTTTACCGTCTTCGCTGTAATGCGACATGAACACAGTGTTGCCAATTTGCTCAACTTTGGTGTTGGGCATGGAGCCTTCGGCAATAACCGACAGGATAGCCGCTTGCAGGGTCACGTTTTTAGGTAACTGACCTGCATCTTTGGCTTCCCCCACAGCACGTGCAATGATGGTGGAGGTGTCTAATTCTTCTTTGTTGCTATCTACAAGCTGCATGGTCAGGCTCCTACGGACAGCACTGCGGCTGAATAAACATTCCCCATGCCCGCCGCGAGGCTAAGCACCAATCCTTCAGGGGTCGGTAGGGGCTCCGATAAGAACACATGGTCTTCTTCGGTTCGGTTTTTAATCGCTGGCATGGTTCCTTCCCGCAAAGAGTCAACCAAGAGCGCAGTTTCCAGCAGCCCACTGGCTCCCATTGTATGCCCAATGACAGGTTTATAGGAAGTGGCAACGAAGCCATCCGGGAGAATTTGTGATAGCGCATTACGTTCTGACACGTTATTGGATAATGTCCCAGTCCCGTGAGTCTTGACGATGCGTATATCGTTGGCGGATATACCCGCAACTTCAATTGCCCCTTGCGCTGCTTTGACAAAACCGAGCCCAGAATCGAGTTGACCCAGAGCGTTGGTGCATGGCTCGCTGGCGGTGTACGCCCCCATGAGTTTGGCCAGAGGTGCAAACCCTGACAAGGCCATCCCCTCACCAGACTCAAAAACGGCAAAGACCGCGCCTTGCCCAACGTGAAAGCTACCGTTCTTGGAGTCAAAAGCAGACGGAACGATGCCCTCCTCAGCTTCCCGCTTAGCGGTCAGGCATGCCTTGGTCTCGCCAAAGAATTCCAGTACCAGATTTGATACGGCGTCCTCCACGGACAAGACGACTACTCGGGTAAACCCGTAGAAGTTCAGCAGGGTCTGCACGTCCATGAGTGCCTTGAGGCTGGATGCGCAGGCCGTAGAGTCGGTCACGATGTGATCAGACGCCCCGCACGCTTGGGCGATACGGCTGGCGTAGACCTGCGTCAATGTCAAAGGTAAGGGTTTGTACTGATATGACAGACGGGAGTTGCGGGGGTTTGCCGGTACGCCAGCGAAGTGGGCGTTGCCCGCCGCCAAGATAAACGCCGTCTTTTTGGATGGGGTATCCCGCAAGAGTTGAATCAAGGTGGGGTCAAGCACCTTCTCAGCAAGCCGATGTGGGGGGTAAAACAGCCCCGTAGAGACGCGAGCGTAGGTCTCGGGTAGCCAATGTACCTTCTGAGGAAAAGAAATGTCCTCAAGCAGTTCTGTGGCTTCTGTGGATATGGTTCGGGTGTGGGTCAGAGCGATCATTGCACCAACTCCATCGCAGCGTCAACCGACTCGGGTTCTTGAGTCTTATGCTGATGCACCTGCACCATCAGTTCAGCAGGGGAGCCAAACGTGAAATGCTTGGCAATTTCATCGTCCAGACCGTAGATGTCTTCCAAGTAGATGAGCATCATCAGCCCATCCATGCTGTCCAGACCCGTTTCGGGGAAGGGGATGTCCATCGTTTCGATGGGTACGTAGTTGGTAAACGCGGGTCGCACGTGACGCGCTAACCGGTTAAAAAGTTCAAGTTCGTTCATGTTCGCACCTTTGTAAAGAGGGACGCATAGTATCTCTTACGGCGCAAGCCAAATCAACGTCAAGCAGTGCGTTGTTACTACCCGATCTTCCAGTTGACCCCATCCGAGTACACAGGTACCTTATTTGCCCCGCCACCGGCCACAGTGGATGCAAAAGTGGTTGCGTTGGCATCAGACACAAATGCGCGTGCCCCCATGCCAGAAGTTGCGGCGCTGGGTAGTGCTGCCACCGTGTACACGGTCGTTGGCGGGATGATGCCGCCCCCGGTCTCCAACTGCCCCACAATGCTTTGTAGCCGTACAAAGTACAGGCGCAGCACGCTGTTCAACTGATCTTGATATTGGCGCTGGTAGTCCTCCGGCGCTTGCGGCAGTGCAGGCGGCGAGATGCGCTGAAGTTCAAACTCAGAAGTGACAATCATCGACGGCCATCCGAACGCATGTCAATACGAGGTGAGCCCAACTGCCAATTCACACCCAATTCGGTGGACTCAAACTTAATGGACATCTGACGACCGCGCACCCGAGTAAAAATCTGCCCGGTGAACTCTTCTACCGGCAAGGTGGCAATCCGTGTGACGGTCGCAAAACTATCGTTGGCCACAGAGTGATTAGCGTCCGTCGCTGAGTTGACCGAATACCCAGAGCCAGAATTTTTCAACGGCAGCAGGTACATCGTAGCGCTGGGCGGGGTTGCCGTAGAACCCTCAAACGTAACGTCAGGCAAGACACGCCACACAAACATGAAGTTGTGGCCATCGTCCAAATCAAACTGTGCAGAAGTAATAGACGATACGATTGGCAGCGTGGTGGCCGTGGCGTTGTCGTCCAACCCATCTTCGTGGTTCACAAGGTTGTTGTAGTACGTAGCAGCCAACGGGTAGTCACGCAGGCCAGAATCCAGCCATGCGGTGCGGGCCAGATTGCCGTAGTACCACACGTTTTCCATGTAGTTGTAGACCACGTACTTGTCAATGTCAGTTGAGTTAGCAGAACAGTAGAACCACCAGACTTCGTTGAAGCCTTCGTTGGTGCCCGAGCACACCTGCGCGTACTGCGAGGTGTTGATGTCCTCAAACACGTAGCGGCGCAAGTCGCAGTTGAGCGTTTGCGTGCGGCCATCGTATTTGTAAAACTTGTCTTTGCCCATCCAATAGGCCACGCCCGTGGCGTACGACACGGCGTTCTGACCCACGATAGAGATGTTTTCTCCGACAAGCTGAGCACCCCAGACAATCGGTGCACCCACGTACTGAAGCGAATACAGTGCGGCATCTGTCCACACCAAAACTTCTTGTCGTGACTGAGTGGCTGTGACGATCTCAGAGCCGCGAGACAAACGCAAGAAGCCTGCTTGATTGGTTGATGCGGGTGTCCAGTTGAACGGGTCTTCTTGGTCAGACCAGCGAATCAGCATCGGGTCAACAGTGGCTGAGCCATAGTCATTGCAACCAAACGCAAACACAAAGCGGCTGATGTCGGACACCAGCAAATAATTTTGCTCGATTGGTACGTCTGTTGCGCTTCCAAAGTCAGCCAGCTTGTACCCGTTTGACAGGATACGGCAGTTACCCACAGCCGCAACGGTGACTTGGATGAGCGCACCTGAAGGGGTCAGTGAGATATTGAATGACGAACCTGCGGCGTTGCGTACGTAGTACATCTCACCGGGAAGAATACCCACAGGCATCGTAGACCCAGCGTCAGGCGCAAAGCGAAGGGGCGTACCGTTAGCGTATTCAGCAGCGGCAGTAATCACCGTGGGGTTTGCCACCGTAGCAGAGAACGTAATTGGGGTGTACCCAGACGTTGCATCCCAGTAGTAGATTGGGCCTTCCCGTGGGCCAAAGATCAGGTCTTCGCCGTAGTTCTGTTGGCTCCACAAACGGATGGCGTCCGTGGACGCTTCACCAATACCCCAAGGGCCAGCACCCCAAGGGCCAGCACCCCAGCCTACCAACGGCACCACATACGCAGGGCCAACATTGATTTGATACAGCGCATACACAGTTCCGCCACCCACAGCATTCGACGAAGCGTTTGAGCTTGCCGTGATGGTGTATGTAGTAGCTCCAGTGACCGTAATTTCGTACTGACCAAAGATGGTCAGGCCACCCACGGCTGTTGCGTTGTAGAACGACACAAAGTCGCCGTCAATGTAACCACCGTTGGCATCAGTCACCTGCACAATCGGAGAACCGACAAAGGTTTCAAACGGGTTGGTCAATGTGACCTGATCACGGAACGGTGTGATGTCGTTGTAGATACCGCCTGCTGCAAGATAGAACTTGAGGTTGGTGCCAACGCCAATCAGGTTGATACCACCAAGGGTTACCCAGTTCCACAGGGAACGGCAGATGCCCAGAAATGTGGATGAGGAGATACGTGTCCAGCCGCCGATCTTCTCGGGCGTGCCTTGACGAAAGCGAATCTTCTCGCTCTCGTACCAGCCCCCTTCGTTGGTGTATCGCGTGTTCTCACGGTTTACACCGGGCTTGAGCAGTATCTTCTTTAGTGGCATGCCGTCACCTTACGCATGTAGCCCCGGCAAGTAGACAGTCTTTCCGCCCTCTTTTACGGCGGTCAAGTCCTGCTTTTTCAGGTTTGCAGGGTCGTAGGACACATGCACCCAACCTGAATCCGGTACACCACGAGTATAAAACTCAAGGATCAGTTGTGTATAGGAGAGATTTGATTTAATCCACTCGGCAAGCTCATGGTTCGGTACCCCCGGAATCTCGATGTCTGCGGCCATGCCGTTGCAGTGGTCAGAGGTGCGAGAGCCGCCTACTTTGGCGTTGACCTCGGGATGACGGAATCCAGAATTGACCTTGACGCCTTTGGCGTAGTGGTCACGCACGGGCTGAAGCACCTGCTCAGCCAGCATCTTCAGGTTGGCAGTCTGTGCCTCATTCGGCGTGTTGTCCATGTCGTGACGCAATGCAGTCTCACTTTTGGTGAGTTCATGCAAGGAGAAGTTCGTGGTCAAGTTCATTTTGTATCCTTGAGTTTTTGTATCTCGTTGGCTTTGTCTTTAGAACCCTGCGAGCTTCCACGGTGAAAATTCAGGATAGTACCGCTCATGGTAATGAGAGAGCCAAGGGCCATGTAAACCAGTTCTTTATTGGCATCAGGCACGCCCTTTATAAACGCAAACCAAGCCAAAAAGATGGTGGCTGACACGATGCCAATGTCCAGCGCATAAGCGGTATTCTTGGCCAGCCAAGAAGCGTTTGCTGATTCTTGCACCTTGGCGTTCATGTCCCGAGCGCTGTCGGTATTGGCGTTCATCAACTCCACCAGCTTGGTCTCGTTGGCCATCTTTGCCAACTCACCGTCCTGCGCCATCTTTGCAAGTTCAGCCGTTGCTCGCGCTTTGGCCTCTGGGTCGGGAATCAGTTTGTCGATGAGCTTGCCACCGACATTTAAAAGTGCGTCAAGTCCAATCATGCTCCACCTTTCTTGACCAGTATGGTCGCTGCAATCTCCATCATGGAGATGATGTGCTCTAAGTTGTCAGGTGGTGCGCCCCAACCTGCGGTAATCTGGCCAATGAACCGGCTGCGGTCAGGGGGCACGGCCACCCTGCATGTGTAGTTTGCGCCTTGTGCGATGTACCAGATGCCCAGTTCACTCTGGGGGCGTAGGTAGTTTCCACACGTGATCTCGCCTGCCATCAGCTTTACCACATCGTTGTTGTTTGAGTGGTTGGTTGTAAACAGGCCGACATCTATACCTTCGAGTTCTTTGCTGCGTCCGTCTTTGGTGTACAAGCGGTGCAACACACGGGTGCCAAGAATGGGGTTGACTTTGAATATGGCTACGAACTTGGCATCAGTCTGTTTGAACAGTACCGAAGCTGCATCATCCACACGTTCTTCGTGGATGGTAGGCATTCTTTTTTGCTCTTGGTAAGCGGCCAGCAGAAACGATTGGTTCTGCCAAAACAGATAGCCCGCAAAGGTGACGACAGCCATGACCACAATAGCGATCAGCTTGAATGGGGAGTCTACATACGACAGCACCCGATCCAGTACGCCAAGGGCTTTCTCGTCACTCATTGGGGCTTTCTTTACATTACGCCGCCAAACATCGGGGGCAGTGTTGTTACTTGGATGGCCACGTTCTGCTTCAACTCCAGCGGTTTGCCGCAATCAGAGCAGGTGTCGGCGGCAAGCTCCGCCTCATCCAAGTCGTAACCACAGTGGAGACACACGGCCTCCACCTCGTGGGCTGCTTCTATCGTGCCGTCAGGCAGCGTTGTCGGCGGTTTCTGTAGCTTCATCTTGAGCCTCTAAAGACTGTTTGAGCAAACTAAAAAACGCATCGCGCCCAACTTGCAATTGATCCACGTTGAAGCGGGCCGAAGCCAACTTACGGTCAAGATCAGCCACATGATTGACCATTACTTTTTGTTGATCAGTCAGTTGGTCTTCGGTGTACGTCTTACCATCAATCGTGACTGAGGCTGTTTTTTTCTCGCTCATATCATTTCTTTCAAAATGCCACTGAAATGGGGCAGTGGCGTAACCCCCTAAACATTATGCCGCAGCAGGGGCTGGATTCCAAGGCACGCCCTGCGCAGTTGTGGGGTTCAACTGCTTTTGAACCTTGGCAGTCAACGTAGCCTCGATCTCGGCCTTCTGATCGCCCAGACCTGCGTAGACCCAGCCCAAAACTTCAGCTTCGGTCAGTTGGTCGTAGGGAATGAAGCCGGGTTCATCAGGGTTGTTGGTGTAGGTAGACTGGCCACCATAAAATGCACCCTGAACGCCCGTAGCGGATGCAGTGCAAGACCAGTCAACGACGATTACGAAGCCGTCATTGAGAACGCGGGTCATGTTGTTGACGGCCCATGTGAGAGTTACTTGAGACATGATAATTTCCTTTTAGGTTAACGGGTTGTAGGCTCTGGAGCCGGTTTAAGGGGTTCGACAATAACTTTGCCGTTAACGTCAGTCCAGTCGGTGTCATACATGTGTTTGTCCTTACGCTCACCCACAACCATCCAAGAGACCGTTGCAGTGGAAGACTGGTTTTGACATTCAATGGTCAAGATGTTCCCAGACACTGAACCACGGACTGCATCCCAATCGGTTTCGTTGCTTGTAAAGCACTGAACTTCACGGTTAAGCAAAACAAACGTACCTTCCGTCATGCCTGCAACTTGGTCAATGTTGACCGTTGCGCGACCATTTACAAGGGCAACTTTGCCACGGTAATACAAGTCTGCTTGTGGGGCTTCAACAAACGAATGCACTAAGTGATGCGTTTCATTCAATGAAGGCAGCGGGTGATCAATTCGGAACGAGCCAGAAGCCTTTGACAGCGCACCCCCCACGGAAAGATTGGCGCGGGTGTTAATGTTGCCGTTTGCGCCAGTAATCCGAAAATCGTAGGTACTGGTCGTCCTTGCGTTGTATCCGGCTATGTAGACGTTATCCAGCCCTGCCCCCGAGCCTGACACACCCATTTCGCTGGTAGAGTTCCCCGTGTCAATAAAATACAGGACGGGGGCAGACGCATCTTCAATCGCGGCAGAACCGCCCACATGGAGGGGATAACTTGCGCTGGTTCTGCGAACCCCTACGCCAGCCGATCCAGCGGGGTTTAAAAGCAGAGCATATCCGCCGTTGAACTCAGGAGAATATCCGTTGCCCATGTACCCGGATTGAATCCATGACGGGAATGGAGAAGACGCGAAGGTTCCAAAACCAAGGCCATCCAAGCCCGTGCCTGTAATTTTTGCAATCGCAGCGGCGGCAGTTATGTTGTCGCTTGTTGTGCCGCCAACGTGGAAGGTAGAGCCGGGGCTACTGAGGCCCACGCCAACACGGTTGTTTCCTGCGTCCACAAACAGCATGTGGGTGGTGCCGTCAGATTCAACACGGAAGTCAAGATCGTTACTGCCCTCGTTGAACACCACCCCACCCGACTGGGTAAACTCCATCATAGAATAAGTTGCGGCATTTATCAGGCGAAGCTCGTTGGTGCCGTTCTGATCATAATCGTTGATCAGTGTCCAGCGAGGGGTGGTTGTACTGGCAACACCGTTCAAAAAGTTAATACGAGAAGCGCGGTTAGTGCTACCAGAGCCAGCAAGCAACTCCATAACAGCCTGCCCCGTGCCGCTATTTGCGTTTGCATCAATACTGAGTTGCGCATTATTGCCCGAACTGGCCCCCGAATAACTAAGAGTCAGTGTTGCATTTGCTCGTGGGGTGCTTTGACCCATTATGACCTGATCTGTACCCGCATCCACAAACAGCATGTGTGTGCGGTTGTCGGACTCAACACGGAAATCCGAATCGTACCCGTCTTCATTAAGAATAATACCGCCATCAGTATTGACATAAAGTACATTTCGAGTGGCGTTTGATGCGACTTGGTTAATAGAAAATGTGGATTGTGCGTCAGCAATCACGTTGCTGGTGCGAGTCACGTCAATACCGCTCCAACCAAGCAACATATTTTGGTTGGCGTCGTCAGAACCACGTTGCAACTGAATGCGACGGCTGACAGTAGTGCCACCACCAAAATCCATTTGATACGATGGCGTAGAGTCGTTGATGCCAATTCGGTCAGTGCTGGCGTCTACAAAAAACATGTGGGTGTTGTTGTCCGACTCAACACGAAAGTCAACATCGTTGCCGGGGTCGTTAAATATTGCTTCGGAATTACCAATCTTCACTCTCTCAACGCCTTCAGTACCAAGTACCAATACCGCGCCAACGCCCGTGCGGGGTTGAATATACAGCGACCCAGCGGCGTATCCAAACCCGCTGTTAAGGCCCGTAATGATGCTCTTAACTGACGAACTTGGAAGCGCCGTTGAGGTAATCGGTGTGATAATCACACCAAGATTAGCGCCAACACTCCCAAGACTAACAGAACCGACCACTGACAATTCGTAATCCGGTGCATTGGTCAAGACACCAACACGGTTGTTGGTGGCGTCGATGAACAGAGTATTGCTGTCAAAGTTTAAGCTGTTGGGGATGCTGACTGCGGTGCCGTTAATAGTTAACGTGTCACCTGCCGCATCACCAAGAGTGGTATTGCCGTTGACTGTCAAAGCGCCGCCCATCGTAAGCAAACCTGCCAAGTACAGGTTGCGAGGACGAGTTGCACCTGAAGCACCAATATCGTAAGTGTTGTCAGTGAAGATCAGATTGCTGGTGACTGTGCTGGTAACAGTCAATGTGTCCGATGTTGCATTACCAATCGTCATATTGGTAGACACAGCAACCGCACCAGTTGAATCAGCAATAGTCATTGCTGCTGTGCCGTCCTTGGCCTTGATGTTTGTCACTTCAAGGTTGGTCAGGTCAAGCGTCGTAGCTACGATGGAACCACCAATTGTTGCATCACCTGCAAGATATAAGTTGCGAGGGCGAGTTGCGCCAGACGCTCCGATGTCGTAAGTATTGTCAGTGAATATCAAGTTGCTGGTGATAGTCGCAGCAACAGACAATGTATTGGCAGATGTAGCACCAAGCGTGGTGTTGCCAGACGAATACAGCTTGCTGATCGACACAGAGCCTGTGCCGTTGGGAGTCAACGTGATGTTGCCGTTAACACCTTGGGCAATTTGGATCGTGCCAGAGTTTGTGCCATTGTTAGTGGTCAGGTTCAAGTTACCCGTACCGTTGGTGGTCAGGGTAGTGTCAGTGTTTGAGTCACCGATCTGTACACGGTCAGCAGACAAGATCACGTCGCCTGTACCGTCAGGGGTCAGGGTAATGTTGCCGTTTGCACCATTCGCAATTGTGATCGTGCCAGAGGTCGTGCCTGAGTTGGTAGACAGCGTGAGGTCAGCAGCACCACCGGTGGTTACCGTGAGAGCGCCTGCGCCATTAGATGTCAGGGTAGCAGCAGCGCCAGAGTCACCAACACGCACTGTGTCAGCGTCCAGTTGAACGTCGCCTGTACCGTTGGGGGCAATCACCACGTTGCCGTTGGTGTCAGTTGAAGACAGAGTGTTGCCATCAAGACGCAGGTTGTCTACGTTGATGAGCGTGGCCGCAGTTGTTGCGCCAATCGACACACCATCAATCGTGCCGCCGTTGATGTCCACAAGAGCGAGATACGCTGTACCGTCGATGTACAAGTCTTTCCACGAGTTAGCAACAGAGCCCAGATCACGAGCGTTGTCAGTCGAGGGTAACAAGTCAGTGTTGAATCGTGCCGTAGCAGTGATAGTGTCGGTTGTGGCGTTACCCAGCGTGGTGTTGCCGTTGATCGTGGCATTACCACCTACGGTTAAATTGCCAGTAATGTTGCCATCAACAATGGTCGTCACGCAAGAGTTGACGTTGGTGCCGTCACAGAACAAGAACGCAGTATTGCCAGCAGCAACTGCCACACCTGTACCGGCAGAGGTCTTCAGGGTAACAACGAAAGCCGTGGTGTTCTGCATCACGTAGAGCTTGGCTGCGGCTGGGCAGATAATTTCACCAGCGCCAGTAAGGGCCGTACCACCAGCGCCAGTAGCTGCAACAAGCATGGCACAACGCGACTCAGAGGTCGTACCGTTGGCTGTGGTCAACGTGTGGGCGTTGGCAGTCCAAGTATTGATTGTCGAAAGGCCAGCAATGGCTTGCTCAATCATCGAAGTGATGTTGTCGTTAACAACATCGCCCCATGTACCAGAGAGTTCGCCGGTGACGGGGAGCGCCAATTTAAGCGTTGGTGTGTATTGTGTGGTCATCTGTTTACCCTCTTATGTGACAACTTGTTGCCAGCCCGCAGTTTGCGTATCACTCACAACAACCCATGTGGGTGTTTGAGCATCGTTGATATTTTGCCAGTTTGCTGACTGTCCGTCATCTATCTGACCCCAAACATTTACTTGTCCTATCTCACCCGTGGCGGAAACCCCAGTTGGAGTAGCTGTTGCGCCCGCTGCAACGGTTACGTTGCCAAGCTCCATTGTGCCCGATACGCCCGTAACGGATACAACAATCGACAAGGCAAAAGATACTTGGCCTACTGCGCCGGTAGCTTCTACGCCCGTTGGGTATACGTTGGCTATACCTTCGACTGTAACGGTGCCAGTCTCGCCTGTGGCAGACACGCCAGTGGGGGTAACAACCGCTTCACCAACGATGGTAACAGTACCTACTTCGCCTGTGGCAGATACCCCTGTGGGGAAGATATTGGCTGTACCAGAGACCTGTACGGTGCCAAGCTGGGTTGTGCCATCCACCCCTGTAACTTGGACAATGGCATCTGCCTGAACCACCACAGTACCAACTTGGCCCGTGGCTTGTAGCCCCGAGGGGTACACAATGGCATCGCCTGTAACGTCAACAGCACCAATAAACCCAGTTGCTTCTACACCCGTGGGGAAAACCACGGCGGTGGCTACGACAGTGACCGTGCCTATGGCCCCCGTTGCGGAGACCCCAGAAACATCTACGATTGCGTCAGCAGCAACAACAACTGTGCCTACCTGACCCGTAGCCTCAAGGCCCGAGGGGTAGACGTTTGCGTCTGCGGTGACAGCAACTGTACCGACCTCGCCGGTAGCAGTTACATCTGAATGGCCGACACCCCACCCTTGGGAGCCCCAAGCAACGCCCGAGGCACCCCAACCTTCAAAGGCTACCTTTGCATCAGCCACCTACTCACCGCTGTTAGGCGATGCGCAAGATCGCGTTGGTCGCGTCTGCGGCAGGGAACTGGATGGTGAAGTTGCCAGCGGTAGAAGTCTTGTCACCGCCAAAGTCCAGCACAGCAACCGCAGGGTTGGTTGTACCGTTGGCCAAGTAGATCAACGCGCCACGCGCAGTGATCGTAGCGGTTGACCATGTGGTGTCCGCAAAGTCAATAAACGCTGTGGTGCCCGAAGACGTGGGTACTTGACTGACCGTTAGGATGTTGCCACCCGCAGAGTAACCGGTGCCGGTGACTTCGTTGGATGTGCTGTATGCAGTCGTAGCTGCGCTCAACGTAGCCGCTGACGTAAACAACGCGATTTTAAAAACTTGAGTTGTGCCTGTATCAAAATCAAAATCGGCGCTGAGAATGCCAACTTTGAATGAGGTGCACATTGCTTGTGTGATTGCCATTTCTTACTCCTTAACTTACTGGATTGCGGACTTGAACAGTGCGATACGTGTCTGTACGTAGCTTACCGTCACCCAAATTCTTCAAGAGGCCAATTGCCTGAACGTACAACTTCTCGTAGACCGCGATCATGTCAGGCTCACCCTTCATGAAGCGGATAGCCTCAATCAGTGCGCCGTTCAAGAGAGCGGAATCAAACTCAGTGCCCAGCCACGTAGTGCCTGCTGTGACAATGGACTCGGGGTAATAGCCGTAGTGCAACTCGGCACTGTACGACTGATCAGGTGTGGGGCCAACAATAAATGCGGAAGCGTCAAAGATGGCGTAATACTTGGGGGTTGTGCGCGTGGCAGTTACATCCCGTGGGTACGCTTCGCGGATAAAGTTCACGTCCTTGTCAATCAAGTAGCAATACTCGCCATCGGACTTGATCACGGCCAGCGAATAAACGTAGAGGAAGTCAGACGGAATCTGGAGGTACTTGTTACCAGCCGTCATTGCTCCTGTTACGTTCTTGCGAATTGCAGGAATCTGCACCGTGTTGTAAATCTTCTGCTCAGCCTGCTCGGTGAACATAGCCAACTCCTGCGCAGAAAACTCGTTCTCGCAGATGTTCTCAATGTTGGTGCACAACTCGGTGTAGTTCATGCGCTACCTCTTAGGCCATTGGGCCGCGAGCCATTACGCCTTTGGTGGCTGCGCCAGTACCGCGAATTTTAATGCCGCTGGTTTTTGGGCCAGCATCATCGCGCTTGTAAATGGTTCCAACAGACATGTTCACAGTGTCAGCTTTGCTGTGGTCTGGGCCGCTGCCGGGGTTGCTTGACATCTTGACGGCTTTACCCTTCATTGTGTGCGGCTCAGCGTAAACGCTGGCAGCGCCAACTTCTTTACCCATCATTTTCTTGCTGTATGTAGCCATGATTAACCTCGCTTTTGTGCTGCAATTTTTGCCAAGCCACGGCCCATCGACTTCATGTCGGTGTTAGATTTGCCGCCGCCTTTGCCCGTACCACCAGTTTGGATGCCAACCGCAGGGCCACTGTTACCAAGGTTTTTACCTTCGGTCTTGCCTTTTTTAGCGATGCCATCAGCAGATTTTGTATACGCCATTTTGAACTCCTTATGTGATCACAACCGTTACTGTACCAACTTGTCCGATTCCCACCAAGTTATTTGGTGTGAGTTCAGAATCAAAATTACGGGACATTCCTACTGGAGCCCAGCCCCATTGGATGTTCCGACTACCTTCACCAATCGACCCAGTTGCGGTCGTACCCGACTGGTAGTACGTATTATCCTTACGTGGGTTCCGCAATGCTTGCGGATCATCCACCGGATACATACCCAGTTGCAACTGCGGCTGGTCAGGTTCCCAACAAGATTTGCAGACCAATATGTTGACCTGCTTTGTCTTGATGATCAGTTCGCGCAACTCGCGCAAACGGAATTGAAATCCGCAACGGTCGCAGATTGCAATCGCAATCTTGCCGGAGGCAAAACGGTTACCCATTAGCCACCCCCAATGTAGGAGCGACGCGGCACAAACCGAATCGCAGCCTTTTCTCTATCCTCTCCTGCTGCCAAGTCAAACTGTTCGTCGTATGCGGCTTTTAACATTGGGATGCGCGGCGCAAGTTCAGGCACCTTCATGGCAATGTGATAGGCCAAGCCAGCCGCTACGCAGGGCAAAAAGCGGAAATTCATATCTGCGGTCTCAACACCCGCTCCAGCATCCTGAATACGGCGCATACGCCAGTAAGCAAGCTGGTAATAGGGCGAGGCTGCGGTGCCTTGATCTGGGGTTGGCCAGACGGTCACAGCGGGCACTTGGGGCCAATAAACTGAGGCTCCAGCAGTATGCGCGGCAGGGAAGGTGTCTTGTTGGCCACGGCCACAGTTAGAGAGCGTTCCTTGCGTGCTGCCCACAACAGTCGTAATGTAGCCGTAGCTGATGATTTCACTGTCCAGACGGATAAAACCCGCCGCTGGCAGGGCCGTTACGTCACTCAGAGTGATGGTAGTAGCAGTTGAGGTAATGGTGGAGGACAACAGGCCAGCAGTCAGACTTTCTTGGCCCGACATACGCTGAATCCAAATTTGGATTGGGCGTGCCTGCTGTAACTTGTTTGGGATCGTCGCGTACGTGGAGACACTGATGCGCGTGATTGAGAGGTCTGACTGCGTAGACACATTACCGGCACCTGTACGGATGACATGCTCCAGCAAGTCAATGGTGTCGTTGGGCAGTGCGTAAGTGTTAACGCCTTGCACGAGGTTGATCACCCCTTGCTCAATCGTCCACATGTTGATGCCACGGTTCTGCCACTCGATGGTCATCAGATTCATGGAGCGACGTGCGGTGCGCAGGTCATAACCTGTACGCATCTCGCGGCCAGCACGCTCCCACGATTCCTCAGCAATCTCTGTAAATTCGAGGTTGAAGCCGGAGGTGCCTGAAGTGCTCATTTACCGATACCCCGCTGTTTTCTTTGCAATCGTTTTAGGTTGGGCAACAAATTGTTTGCCCGCTGCCTTACCAGCCCGCTTAGCTTTTGTAGTAGCCGCGTACTCGGCAGGACTCAACGATTTTATAGCCTTTTCCGGCAAATAACGCTCACCTGTTTTTGAAGACGGCTTGCCGCTTTTGGTGCGCCACTTCTGGTCGCCCCAGTCTTTCAGGGATTGCTGGGGGGCTTTCATGTCAGTTCCTGTACCCACCGCCAGCAGCTTTGTACTTCTTAGCCACAAGCTGTGCTTTACGGGCTGACCACTGGCCAGCCCCTGTGCCCTGCGTTGCTGCGGCTTTTACCTGAGACACAATCCGCTTGCGCAGACTGGGCTTGGTGTAGTTACCAGCAGCATTGACTTTTCCACCCTCGGCATACTCAGTGAAGTCCGTGTTGTCGCGGCGCTGGCGCACCTGCCCATCCTCGGTAAAGTCCGTGTTGTCACGGCGCTTCTTTACCTTGGCTTTGGGCATTTTGTCTGGGTTGATAATACCCATACCGCGACTGGCTCTCATATCAGCACTTTCCGCCGCGCTTCATTTTGACCTGAGTGCCTTTGGTCTTGCCTTTTACAGCGCCACCCTTTTTCATGCCGGGCATCATAGGTGCTTCAGGAGGCACGCTACGGGGCTTGGGAGCCATAGGCATGGGCTTTTTAGGCATAGGCTTCTTCATAGCCATAGGCGACTTAGGCATCGGTCTTTTCATGGGCGCAGACCCACCGTCGATGTCTTGTGGGGGTTTCCCCATCTCGGCGGTATAAATGCCACCATCATTGAATTTACGTTTTTTCATTAGCACATCCCACCTTTCTGCATGGTGATTTGTTTACCCTTGGTATGGCCCTTGGTCACACAACCATCGGCGCGAGTGACACTGCCACCAGCCTTCAGACCTTTGTGAGCCTTGGAAGCTGGCATACCTGCATGCTTAGCCAAAGCTGCTGGCATTTTGCCTTTAGCCATGCCGCCCTTGGCCATTTTGCCAACGCCATCAGCAGCAAAGCTGGGAACCATTTTGTCGCCTTTTTTGACCATGGTCATACCACCGTCTGCGTACCCACCCATATTCATCTTTTTCATATCGTCACCTTTAGAAAATTTGCGACCTTTATCGGCCTCGTTAAAGTCTTTACCCACGGACTGTGGGACGCCTACTTTCTTAGCAAACTTTGGGTTGTTAGCCACAGCCGCCATGAAATTGTGTTGCTTCTTACTCGTGCTGGGCATTACAAACACCTGCCCTTAGTTTTACCGCGTTGAGCAATACCATCTCCACGCTTAGAAGCAGAACCAACTTTGCCACCTTCATTAAATTTTTTAGTCCACCTAACTCCGTACCCTTTACCCACTTTAGCGGGTTCTAATGTTCCACCACCAATCGGAATACTTACAGCATCACGAAGATTTCTGCCGAGTGACGATGGTTCCCCAAAATTTGGGGTGCCTTCACTTCTGGGTGGTGGGGGTGCTGGTGGCGGTGTAGGGTTTCCATTTGACATGATTATTTATCTCCCCGCTTGAATAAGCTGGTCAATTTTTGCTTCAAGTTTGTTAAAGCGTTGGTCAATGTGGTTTGTAATTCGATCCACTTCTGCTTGAGTGACGTTATCACGGGCAACCTCCTCACGGGTTTTGTTCAGCAAGATCGTGATGCGAGTCAGTTCCCTGAACTTCTCATTCATCATATAGCCAAACAATCCGATCACTAAGGATAGGATTGCTGACCATGCCGTGTTTAAATCTAACATTTCCATCTCGCAAGTGAAGCGGCTTTACGAGTGGGCTTACCCTTCTCGTCTTTCATCGGCCCCGGCATACCACTCATGCGTGCGCAGAACGAGTCCTTGCGCTTGCCACCCTGCGGCTGCGGGGCTTTGAGGTTGCTGCCGGTTGCAGCGTTGTACTTGGCACGGCCTTTGGCAGTCAGACCCGCCCCCTTGGAAGCAGGCAGCTTTTCGCCACGACCAACAGCAAGGGAGGGGGTCTTCTTAGCCATAGAACACCGTGCAGTGAATGCTTGCTGCCAAAAACACCCGAATGCCGTTATCAACCAAAATGCCTTCACCGGGTATCACCATCGTGTACGCCGTTGCATTTGAGGCATCGGCCTGAAGCAACATCTTGTTGTACACAGTCACGCTACCGCTTGCTGCGCCTGAATCAGCCACAGTTACCGTAAAGACGTTGGAGTTTGTCACAGTCACTTGGTAGGGGTTGTCGGTCAAATCCCAATCCAAATACGCCCACTGACCCGTAGACAAACCGTGATTTGCTGCGGTTACAGTTGCGGTGGTTGTGGCGCGTGTGTACGTACCGGCAATCGAGGTGTTATCAACAAAAGCCGAGTAGCCCGTAGCACCGCTGAAAGGGAATATTACCGCGCCCTTTAAACGAGTACGAAACGGAACCATCAAGCCAGAGGTAGCCGCGTGTTGCGACTTAACATCATATTGCATACCCATAATCAATCTCCTTTAGAACAGGGGCCGAAGCCCCTTGGGTTGATTAGGAAGTGGCAAACGGTGTAGCGACAGTGCCTGAGCCCAACACATTGCCGGTAACCATGTATTTCAGCGCAGCAACAGCAACGATCTGAATCCATGTGCCTGCTACGCCGCCAGTGGTGGTGCCGTTAAAGTTGATAAAGTCGTCGCTTGCACCAGCGGTAAAGCCTACCACTGCGTCAGAGGTGTCGGTGTCCACGGAAATTACCGAACCAATAAACTTGTCAGTACCGTTAGTACCAATCTTCAACGAACTGGTGGAGATGGTAGTGGGAACCCAGATGGTGTAGACAACGCCTTCGTTGTTCAGTGTATTGGGGTCTTGACCGGGGCCAGACGTGGTCGGGTTGGTCGAAACATTGATCGTGGGGAGCGTCAATGTGAGTGCAGCGGCCAAAGAGCCACCGACAGAAATGATACGACCGCCGTGAGCTTCGGGGCTCAGTGTGGTGCTGGTTGTAATTTCAACAACAGAGGCGGGGCCTTGTTGATAGATGCCGCCCAACGAGCGAACTGGGCCTTGAAACGTAGTGCGTGCCATGATAGGTTCCTTACATACAAGTTAAGTGCATCAATCGGTATGTCGTCTGCCGGGACAGTTTGATGCACCGGAAAGCCCGGATTGAAAGCAATATACACCAAAAGAAAAGGGGCCACAAGAGCCCCTTTTCACTATTTCCAAAGAAATATTAAGCGCCGGGAGAACCGAAGATACCCAGAGGGTCGGAAACACCGAAGCTGTAACGCTCGCGGGCCTTGTAACGGCTGTTACCGGTATCAAAGTCAGCGTCCATACCATTTTGCAATGGGCTACGAACAAAGTGCTTCAAACCGTTAGGCACGTCAGTCATCAAGAACCATGCGTTGTTGTCTGTCAGGTAGTGGTTGATAGCGTAACCTTCGCGGATAGAACTGTTGTTCTTGAGCGCGTTGATGTCGTTATCAGCTGTACCGACGCGGAGTTCGGTTTCCAACAAACGGGTTGCAACGAATTGCAGGCTTGGGGGGACGATCAGTTTCTTAGGCTGAGCAGCGATCAACAGACCACGTTCGTCTGTCCAACCAGCGATCTGAATGACAGCGGCTTCCAAGGAAGTCTCATTCAAGTCGGCAGCGACAGTAGGACGGTTGCTGTTAACACCACCAGACACCAGAGGGTGGGCTGTCGAGCACAGAACTTGACCGTCACCGTAGGTGGGGCCGCCAGTAAAGGCAGTGTTCAAGATCGAAGCAGCTTTAACTTGCTTGGTGTAAGCCATGGCGCGAGCCAAAGCCTTGGTGTATCGAGCGGACAACGAGTCATACAAGTTGTCTTCGATAGCCTCTTCGGTCAGAGAGAAACCCATCGCAATGGTTTCGTGCACGTAACGTGCAGTCCACGCTTCTTGCGCGTTGTCGTACGCCAATGCAGAACCTTCATTCTTCACTGGAGCGGCACTGAAGCCAGACAACTTGGTTTCTTCTTCAAAAGAACGCTCAGAGGTTTCGGTCTCGAAAATCTCTTTGTGCTCTTCGCCGTACTTTTTGTACTCCAAACCAAACAAGGCGTTTAGGCCGGGGAGCAGTTCTTTAAGTAGTTGTGCGCGTGAAATAGCCATGATTTAGCTCCTTATACACCGGTTGAGTTGTTGTACTGGTGCATAGTTGCATTTATCTTGACGATAAACTCAACAAATGTATCAGAGCCTGTTGCTGTCTCACGAACCACATCAATGATGCGGATAGGCAGCGTATTGGTAGTGTTTTGAGTGCCTTCATCAATAGCTACTGCTGAGTTACCAGTGGTGGTAGAGCCAGCGTTTTGAATCAAAGCAATGTTATTACCAATAGCAGAAATGCCCATTCCAGCCACAGTTGTGCCTGAAGAACAAGAGACTACTTGGAACAGCGTATCAGGATCATCAGCGACCACAGCGAAGATTTTTGTCCCCGAAGCGATTGCTTGGCTGGCTGGATAGTACTGTTGTTGTTGGACTTGACCAGTTGACTGGTTAGTAAACTGAACGCCCAAGAAGATACCGCAAGGCGTGGCAGTTGTGGTGCCCGTGTCTTTTTCGATAGTGCCATCAGCAACTCGTTTTACCAAGTCACCATAGAAAATGCTGGTGGCATAGCCACTCGCAATTTGCATCAAGCGGGTTGCGCCCGCAAATACCTGTCCACCAATTAGGTTTACAGGTTTTAGCCCGTAGGGGGCGTCTACCGTGGGATAAGCCATATGAAGCTCCTAAAAAATTTAAGTACCGTTGCCAAAACGAGACACCGTAGTTTTGCGCTCGTTGTAGAGCGGCATACGGGGATCATTTTCGCGCATGAGATTGTTGTCAACTGTTTTCATCTGGGACGATGCTTGGTGGTTAAACCATTCATTACGATCCTTAACAAATTCAGTGGGGGTTTTACAAAGCATCAAACCACCAATCACGATGTTCTCTTTAAAGCGGTCGTTTTCGACGCCCGCAACGAAAATCTCGGGGTGGTCAGCAGCCTTGACGGGCTCCCAGCCTTCTTGCAGTTTTAAGGACACATTCATGGCGTCAGATTCGCCGCGAGTGCTGATGCGAACCCAGTGGAATTCATAGCCATCCTCCGGGAAAGGAGTTGGCAAGGTCTCGGGACGAGTCCACGATTTCTTGCGGGCCGTTTTTTCACGGGTATCCAGTTCACGATTAAGTCTGTTCTCAGCCATTTTGTTTCCTCAATTCTATAGCAACCTGTTTGGCGTATTCGTTTAGTGGCACTCCGAGCCTGTTAGCCAGAGCAACCTGTGTCTTCGTCAGCGTGATCTTTTTTGGAGACACACTTCGAGTAGCAGATGCAACGACTGTCGTCTTGCGACGACGCTCTTCGGTCACCTCCTCTTGTCCATCATCGCCCTCAAAGGACTCTGGGAACACTTGGCGCATACGAGAGTTGATTTTCTCGTAGTATTCGTCAGATCGCGGGTTGACGCCCTGTTTGACCAGTTTTTGGTGCAACCCCAACGCAAAACTGGTCATCTCATCGTCATCTCCGAACCATTTGTTGGCTTGTTGCCAACTTACGGCGCGGTCATCAACTGACTGTGCTGGGGCGGTTGTTTGTGTTTGTACATCATACTCGTCTTCTTGTAAAGCAGGAAGTTTGAGATTGTTTACTCGCTCAACCTTCATTTTTGCAGCAGTTAGTGCCTCTTGGGCCTCGACTACGGCGTCTGCTTCACCAGATTCGTAGGCTTTTTTGTACCGAACTTTGGCCTCGTCATGCTCCGCAGCAGCCATTTTTTTGGCTGATTCCAGCATCGCTTCTTGGTTCTTGGAGACAGTGCCCTTGAGCTTCTTGTTCTCCTCAGCGATTTGCTGCGCGTAGCGCAACGCTTCCTCACGTTCCTTGGCAGCAGACTCTGCTGCACGTCGCTGGTCGTGGTAGCCCTTGCTAAAGTGTTGCAGGCGCTTTCGCACCTTCTCGGAATACTCGTCCATTTCCTCTTCGGAAAGCTCCATAGGAGCCTTAGAACGCTTCTTTCCTTGATCTTCCTCGGGGCGGTCATCAACCACCTCGATGTCAAAATCGTCTTCCTTGGCTTTCGCCTTGGACTTTTCACGCTTGGCTTCTTCATCCGAAGCGCGTCCCTCGACCTTCAGCGCAAAGCTGCCGTCGTTCTTTTCTACAAAGTCTGCGGTACCCGATTCTTTATCTGGATCGGGGAACTCAAACTCCACTTTTTGTATTGCCATGATTTACTCCTTATCCAGCACGCGAAACGCCACGCGGGTCGGCGACGACTGCCTCGATGGAGTCGTCATTCATCAGGCGATACTCCACGCCATTTACACTGAGACGGGTGCCTGTGTATGACGCGAAAACAACATAGTCGCCCACCTTGCACCACGGGCCATTTGGGAAACGTGTGGGGTCAGAATAGGCTTGGTCGCCCATATCCAACACCAACCCAACCGTAGACAGGATGCGTTCTTCACGCATAGTCTGCTTGGGTTTAAAGAGTTTTATTTCACCGATGGTTTCTTCAATCTGCGGCAGTGCCACAAGCAACCGATACCCAACGGGTTTTGGAAGCTGGGCTTCCACTTCTTCGTCAGTCACGGCGGTTTCAACTTGATCATTCATGATCTTCTTCTTCCATTTGAGAGCGCGAAAGGTCTTTGGTTGTTTGAATAGCAAGCTGGAGACCTCGAATCCTGCCTACTACTTCCCGGTATTCAGCGAGGTCTTTAGCCCCACCGTTTGCCAAGAACTGGGTTGCGGAAGTTACATCTTCCTCATGTTTCATGATGAGCACGTCAAAGACGGATTTGGCCATGGATTACTCCTTCTTCCCTTGGGATTTTGGTGTGGCTAACACCTTGAGTGCATCAAGTTTCAGACGTTGCTGAGCTTGAGATTTTTGTGCCTCGACGCGATTGGCTTCCTTGTCGGCTTCGATCTGCACGCGCTCTTTCTCCATGACGAGTTTTGCTGCGGCAATCTCTGCGTCGGTCTGGTCTTTCTGCGCTTTGCGAGTGACCTCCATCTCCTGCACTTTGACCTTGGCCTGCTCCAACTGGAACAGTGGGTCTGCGGCTTGCTGCTGGGCTTGTGCCTGCGCTGCTTGCTGCTGGTGCTGCTGGGCCAACTGCTTGCCACCATCGGCGATGAGCTTGGACAACTGAACTTCCACGTCTTCTGGCAGTGGCTCGTCTGGTGGTGGCAAGGTGACACCAAGGCGTTCTTCCATTTGTTTGCGGTAGCTGAAACCCAAGTGCTCGGCGATGTGTGCTTGCAGTGAAGCCATGATCTGCTGAGCCTGTGGGTTCTGGCCGATTGTTTGCGCAATCATCGGGTCTTGCATGAACGACGTGTGGGTCGCAATGTGTGCCTCGTGATCTTGATAGATAAACGCCTTCATTGGCTTACCCACCAACGCTGACATGTTTTCAGACACTGGGTCACGTGGCTTCTGATCTTCGCTCGTTGGCACAATCTTGTCGGCGTTCTTGATGCCCAGCACCTCAATCATCTGACGGTGCAAATAGGGCAGGTCATAAATCTGCGGAGCAGACTGCGACATCTGGAACACAGCTTGATACTGCACCACACGCTGAGCCATCGTGCTGCTATTGGGGTCGCTGACGGGGATGACATCCACCATCGCGTAGTCAGTCTTGCGGGCTCTGGACAGGCCAGTCTCAGGCTGGTAGCTGTACTCCTCTGGTGCTTCTTCTGCAATGATTTTCTTCAAGAGCTTGAACTCTTGCTTCATCGCATAGTGCACTCGGGCTTGTACAGCCGCCATGGGCTTGAGCGTGCGCTCCAGCAATGCCAGCGTGGTGCCCACCGGCGCGTTTGCGCTCATGTCCGACACGTTCATGTCGCTGATTGCGCCAAGGCGACGGCCTTCTTCGGTGATGCGCTGTAACAACGCAAGCAGTGTTTGTGATGGCTCCTTGTATGGGAGCATCATGATGTTGTCTTTGATCGAGCCGCTTGGCACGTCCACGTCGCGGAACTCACCGGGGTTGATCGGTGTGTCGTCACCCTTAACACGCAGGCCACGGGCCTTCAGACCACCCGGCAGGTTTGACAGCGTACCTGCATCTACCAACTGACGGATGATTGAGGTGCCAGCGCGTGCGTAGCCACCAATGATGTGGATAAGGCCCAGACCATAGAAGCCAAAACCCGGCACATACACGTAGTGCACAAAGTGGTCATCCTTCAAGCGTAGCGGGTCTTCTTCTTTCCAGTTACGGCGCACGGCCAACACTTCAGTTGTGCCTCGGTCGATGGTCACAACGTATGGCTTAGGTAGCTCGTCTTCCTCGTCGTCTACACCTTCAATCAGCATGTCAACGCTGATCTCCAGCAGCGTGTAGCGGTCGTCGCTCTGGATTGTGTAGCCGCCTTCTTCAGCCTTTTTCTTCTCCACATCTGTGGGGAACGACTGGGGGTCACCAAGGTCGATGTCGCGGTAGAACCCGCTGGCCATCAGCTTGTCCATCTCGTTTTTGGTTTTACGCATCACGTGAGTGACGCGCTCTGCGGTCTCGATGTGTGACGCACCGTATGGCACCACAACATCTTCAGCAGGCAAGTAGATAGAGACTTGACGACCGAGCAGTGGATCGAAGTACACCTTCTTGAACGCGCTACCTGCAAGGCCCAAGCTGTACAACATGCGCTCATGCTCTGGCCGGTACTCGACCATGCGCTCTGTCAACTGATAGTTCATGTCGTTCTTGACACGCTCAGCAGCTTCTTCCTTCTCCTTTGTGGTCTTGCCAAGAATCTTTGTCTTGACAGGGCCAGCGGCAGGGAATGTCTCGCTCATGGTTTCAGCTTGGAACCTGATCGCAGCTTCTGCCAGCACTGTGGAGTACACACCACAGGCGTCGTCCCATGGCTCAGTGCGCTCCTCGTACTTGAAGCCCAGCACTTCCAGACCCTTGACGAATGTGTCAGCCCAGTCTTTGCGGGCCACCATGTCGGCTTCAAACAACTCAATCAGGTCGTTAGACAGAGAGTGCAGCACGCCCTCGTCCATGTGCTCTGCAAGGTTGGCCTCAAAGTCAGAGTCGTCCTCTATGTCTGTGGCCTCGCCCATGATGATCTCTGCACCGCCGTCAGGCAGCATGTTGACGGTCGAGTCAGTTTCCTCGTCCATCTCCATCTCGATGCTCTCGCCCAAGCTCTCCAGACCTTGCGGTGCGGAGTACAAGCCTTTACTCATTGAATCTGTTGCTGCCATGATTTGTCCTTAGTAGTATCCGCCCTTGCGGGACTTGAAATATCGAATCTCATCCGGCTCGTCAGAAGGCAATCGGATGAAGCCCCCTTGGCGAAACCGCATCAGTGCCATGACCGTTGAGTCCACCAAGTCATCGTTACTCATGAATGGGAAACCTGCAATCTCCTCCACGACCTCCTCGGCCCAGCGGGTGTCAGGCACCCAGCACAAACCAGAGCGCACGATGTCTGCCACAGAGTTTAACCGTGCCAGCTTATCTCCGCTACCTCTGTGCGGGGTGTACTCCCCCACAGGAATACCGGTACGTCTCATCTCTTGGTAAAGCTGCGTACCCGCAGATTTCTTCTCCACGATGAACGCATCTGGCTCCCACTCTTGGTATTCAGAATACGCGAGTTCTTTGAGTTCTGGGAATTCCAGCCGCTTTTTGATTGAGTTGAGCAGGATGATGTTGTGGCACCCTTCCTCGTCGTTCATGAACACGCCCCATGTTGTCAGGGCGGTAAAGTCAGCGCGGTTGTGGCTCTCAGCCGCCGCGTCCAGACTCATGATCACGTACTCACATATTGGTGGGTCTTCCTTCTCCCAGAGCTTCCACCAGTCACGCTTGACGACCGACGCTTCTTCTGCGGTGGGGTTCTGCTGGTACTGCGCATTCCACTGGAACGTAGGCATTGACGCCTTGGTTCTCAGCAGCGCCTTCATGTCGAAGAACTCAGGCCACAGCGGCTTTTGCACAATGCTTCCGTCTGTCTGCTCCGTGTCCACGATGGCTGGGAACTCAATCACCTCGTACTGATCAGAGCCCTCGTTGGCCCGCATGTCATTGGTGACGCGACCTGTCAGGTCGTTCTGATGCCACCTTGTTTGCACAATGGCAACGCGGCCACCGGGCATGAGACGAGTACGGGCACCGTATGTAAACCACTCGTAGGCTTTGTCGAATACGTCAAAGTTTCCATTGATGATGTCCTGTTCATTATGAGGATCATCGACAAGAAGCAAATCAGCACCACGGCCAGCCAGAGCAGAGCCGACACCACAGGCGAAGTATTCGCCACCGGCGCTTGTGCTCCAGCGTCCTGCGCTTTTTGAGTCTGAGGCAAGTCCGACGTTGGGGAAGACGAGTTTGTAGTCATCTGAGTCAATGATGTTCCTGACCTTGCGGCCAAAGTCCACGGCGAGGTCTGTGGTGTGGGAGACCATCAGCACCTTCTTGTTCGGGTATTTTCCCAGAAACCAAGCCGGGAAATAGATAGACACCATCTGCGACTTGCCGTGTCGTGGTGGCATGTTCACGCACACACGGTCTTTGTTCCCCGCAGCAATGTCCATCAGCAAATTGGCCAATCTGCGGTGGTGTTTACCCACCTTGTAGTCTGGCTGCATGTGTTTGCAGAACTCCACCAGATCGTCAAAACATGCTTTTGCCGTCTTGCGACTGTCAATAATGTCTGCAATTTTCTCAATTTCGGCCTGTTCTTCAGGCGTATAAGCGTCAATATTGTCCAGCATTAGCCGGATTTCGACCTCTGTGAAGTCATCTGCACTGAGAGAAGTGCTTTCAGTCATCAAAATTCTCGTTTTCCGGCTCATATAAAGCCGGTTTTTGCACGTTTTCTGCAATTTCTTGTGATATTTCCGCTTCGACGGGTGTTTTTGGGGTGCTCAATCCCATTTCTGCATCCACGTCGATCACATCCCCGCCAATCTCCACCGCATCGGTGGGCATATCTGGTCTTTGGATGAGCCTTTGGAGCTTGGCACGCAGCCGTGCCTTCAATTCGTCCGTTGACTGGTGCGTAATCGTCACTTCTGACCTGTCGGTGAACAGCCCCACGTCGCTGTGCTTGCCCAAAAGCTCCAGTGCACGGATTCTGATGCGTGGGTCAGGGTTCTGGGACTCTTCCAGCAACCGGTTTGTCACCATGTGACGCACCTCAATGGCATGTGTGACCACAGCCCTGCCGTATTCGTCCAGATACGACCGAATATTCAGGAGTGAAGCAGGCGTCAGGGATGACGCACGTGCATTTGACACTGCATTACTTGTATTGTGTGGGCTGTTGGCGTACGCCGTGGTGATTACAGCCGCAGCTTGTGCATCTTCCTCGTTGGGTTCTTGCACCTCCAGCCCATGTTCCTCTAATAAGAGAATGGAACGGCAAGCAGCCTCGGCCCTTTCTCGCAGGTCGAGGTATGGAATGTCTGGGATGATCTCTACCCCAAATTCTGGCATGAGTTCAAGTGTCATTGTGCGCAAGTCCATGTAGACCGATGCGTAATAGTAACTGATTTTCTTGTGGTGTCAAATACGACTCTGCATTTATGCCACGTAGGTATCCTAAAAGATGTTATGGGGGGTAGTCCTATGTAACCCGCGGAGACGTACCCGTGTGTTATGTATAAACATGATAGGGGGTAGTCTCTACGTGGAGTTAAAGTATATTTTTTAGGCGTTACCACTTTTTTGCATGGGGGGTGTTTCCTGTATAGCTGGATGGATATACAGTAATGGCAAGTCTAATTAAGGGGGGTGGGGGGTATTTGCGCGGAATAGCATACCTACGCAGCCACAGGGACTCTTAACCATACAGCGGGGGGTGGCGTACGGGTGGGTCAGCCATAGGGCTAAATTCGATTCGGTGCGATGTTATACGCGGTATAACAAGTATCGGATTCTATTTAATCGTGCCTATTCCTTGACAAACGTACCATGCTTTGTTAAAGTTCAGTCATCGGTTGGGAAATGCGGACACAAGTAGCGCACTCAGTCGGTAAATCCTAAAAGGAACTATCATGGCTACATTTACATTATCCGCTGAGACAATCACTACTGTGGTTGACACGCTGAAGGCTGACACGGCTGTCCAGAAGCGTTGGTTGAAAGCGGCTGACGCCTTGCGTGCTGAAGGCGTGACATCGGAGACATTAGACGGTGACAAAGAATACCGCGATGCGTTTAAAAAGAACGTGATCTTGCTCAGCTTCACAAAGACTGAGCAAGCTATCATGGCAAAGCCCACAACATCGCTGAGCGATGAGGAGAAGGTCACTAAGCGTTGGATTGTTCAGCAGACTGGTGCAAAGCTGGTGAAGGTCACCAGTCACGTTCGCAAGGCTGAGCAAGATGAAATGATGACCGATGACGAACGCGGTGCAAAGAAGGTCAGCGACATGGCAACGCGCCTGAAGCGTGACCTGACCGCATGGATTGACAAAGTAGAGAAGGCTGAAGCGGTGACGTTCTCAGCCACTGAGATGGTGAAATATCTGAAGTCTGCTTCAGCACTGATCAAGTAATTGATCAACCCCAACCCCTGACCTTTTGGTCGGGGGTTTTTTTTCGTCTAAATTTTTTGGTGTTATACACGGTATAACATCTGAAACCAGTTCCTGAAGCGGCGACGAGCATTACGCGCCCGATCCGTGAGCCACTGGCTCATCACCACACCATAACAAGCCACTGTGTGATACACCACACGAGCTGCCGCTTGATTCTTTGCACCCCAAAATATTCCATGTTATCCACGGTATAACACCCGAAACCAGTTCCTGAAGCGGCGACGAGTGCAGACTGTTCGCTTTTGGCTTTGTTCTATTGTTCGTTTTTAAGTATTGTTCTATTGTTCGTTTTAGTCGGGTTTACATTGTTCGTTTTGCTCAAATGGCTAACATGTTTTTTGTAACGCCTAATGTTCGTTTTTACCCCCTAATGTTCCGCAATGTTCCTGCAATGTTCGTTTTCGTAAGAACATTATAAAACTGCATTAGATGGCATTTGATAACTCCTGCCGAGAGGCAAAAGAAAATATCTTGTGCATTAGATAATAAGATAATAGATAGATAGATAGTTTGTTTGTAATGTTCGTTTTTAGGAAAAGAGTCCGAAGGTATAAATTGATCAGCCAGCTTTTTTCCCTCAGATTTTAAAAAGTTGGCACGTGTTCGGGAAGGGTCGGGGTGTGTCTTTTTTGACGGTACTTTTAGAACATTGTGGAACATCAAGGACTTGCACAGCTACATTACAAGAACATTTACCTTTCTAAAGAACACTACACATCTCCGCATAATCACACACAAAACATCACAAAACACTTGACATAGACAGTTCATCGTGGTATACTATAGTCTGTTGGTTGATAAAGCGTCTTGAAGGTTCAAGACCACCAACAATGTTATACCCCGTATAACAACTTATCAGGAGATACATCACATGAGAGAATCCCGAGAGTCAACCCGAGAACACCATGCCCATCAACTTGTTTGCACCTGTTGCTACGCACAGCGCGTGGCCCCTGCACGTTCTCGCATCGGCTACACCACATGCCTCGACTGCGGTGAGAAAGCCGCCAAGCAAGTCAAGCACACCGTTGCCCCCATGAACAAATCCAACTACATGCTGTTCACCGATGCAAGCATGCTCAAACAACTCAACCCCAAGAGGACAACATGAAACATCTTTGGACACGTTACATCAAGCCGTTAGTCCTCTGGCTTGTTCAAGGCATCATCGGTGCGGCAATGGTCTTGTTCTTTGCCTACTTGCTTCTCGAATGGGCGGCAGGGTGCGGTGAGACATACACCGATTCCAAAGGCAAGGTGCACATCAACGAGTGCATTTGGCAGTCTGAGATACCAACAAAGAAAGGTACAAACTGATATAAAACATCACAAAACACTTGACTTAGATACCCGCATGTGGTACAATAGACTTATCGACTGGGAATTCGCTCAGTCGGTTAACCCCAAGGTTATACACCGTATAACAAACTTAACAGGAAACTGACATGACAAACTCAATGACAGGCACAGCGGTGCCATCCATCTCAACAGCGGCAATGCTCGTTGAACTATCCATCGGCACATGGACAGGGCGCAAGCTCGACAAACGTGCCTCACAAGATGTGACCACAAGCAACCATGCTGACAAGGGCGTGGCCAACGTGCACAAGAAACTCCTCGGTGACTGTGCCGAATTGGATGCGGTGCAGAAGTTCACAGCCAATGCACGTAACGTGCACTACGCATGCACCATGCCATGGTCTGACACAGGTCTGCGCTTGTTGCCAACAACACAATACTTCAAGTATCACAGCGAAATGACAGCGTTACAGAACGAATACCAACGCCTCGTGCAAGCGTTCCTCGATGCGTACTCGTGGGAGATTCAGAATGCCCAACTCAAGCTCGGTGACTTGTTCAACGCTGACGAGTATCCATCCGCTGACAGCTTGACTTCTAAGTTTCGATTCAAGATGAACTACATGCCCCTGCCTGATGCGGGTGACTGGCGTGTGAGCATCGGCAACGAGACCGAAGACGCCCTGCGTTCTCAGTACGAGGGTTACTACGCCACACAGCTACAAGCCGCGATGGGTGACGTGTGGCGCAGAGCGCACGATGCACTGACAAAGATGTCAGAACGCCTCGACTACGCTGACGACATGACCCGCAAGGTGTTCCGCGATTCACTCGTGTCAAACGTGACGGACATCATCGAGTTGCTCGGTGCATGCAACGTGACAGGCGACCCCGTGATGATTGCCGCACAGCGTGACCTCGATGAAGCGATGCGTGGCATAACACCTGATGCTCTGCGTGAAGACCCGTATCTGCGTGCAGAGACAAGACGCAAGGTGAACGAAGTTCGCAAGACTATCGACAACCTGCCCTCACTGGGCTTCTAAGCTCGGCTTCTAAGTTATACACCGTATAACAACTAACCACAACTTAACCTAAACCTCAACAGGAAAATATCATGGCTAATCAAGCAATCGCAATGTACTCTCTCGGCCTCGACCAAATCGAGACTGCCATCCGTATCGGTGGCAACAAGCGCACCATCCTCGTGCAAGGTCACATGGGCACAGGCAAATCATCCCTGCTCAAGACCTTGGGCAAGGCACTGCCGAATCACATCATGTGCTACTTTGACTGCACGACCAAAGACTTGGGCGACATCACCATCCCTCAGTTGCAGACCATTGACGAGCAAGGGTACGTACGCTACGTGACCAACGAAGAACTCGGTCTGCACTTAGGGAAAGACATCATCCTCATGGTTGACGAGTACGGCAAGGCCAACCCTGCCGTGAAGAACGCCATGCTCAGGCTCTTGCTCGAAGGCAAGATGGGTGGTTACACGTTAACAGACAAGTCTATTAGATTTGCCACGACCAACCTCGGGGCAGAGGGTGTGGGCGACCTGCTCCCTCCCCATGCACGTAACCGCATGACTGTGGTCACAGCGCGTAAGCCGTCTAACATGGAATGGATTGAGTGGGGTGTCAACAACGGTGTCGATCACACATTGCTTGGATGGTGCAAGGACAACCCTCAGTTGTTCCACTCGTTCGAGGATGTCAAAGACCCCGAACAGAATCCGTACATCTATCACCCCAAGCAACAGCGCACTGCGTTCGTCACGCCTCGTTCACTCGAAGCCGCATCTGATTGGCTCAAGGGCCGCCATGGTGTAGACGATCAAACTATGACAGCTTTACTGATGGGCACTATCGGTGAACGCGGTGCCATGGACTTGATGGCGTTCGTGAAGTTGGCTGATCAGTTGCCCTCGCTCGAATCAATCAAGAAAGACCCGATGAATGCCAAGGTGCCTGACAGCGCGGCGGCTGTATGTATGGTGGTGTATCGCTCATTGTCTGTGATCGACCGTGATTGGATTGATGCGTGGATGGACTACATGGTGCGCCTTGACAAAGAGGCACAGGGTATGTTCGCCAACGGTGTGCGCAACCCCAAGTATGCCAAGCAGTCTGTGGTCATGACCAACAAGAAGTTCACGGCATGGGCTATGGCAAACAACTACATGTTTGCCGCTGACAAGAAGTAAGGAGAACAACATGTTAATGATTGGAAAACAATTGACTGCGGAACAACGACTAAGCAAAGCGGTGGTGGACATCATGGGCTCGCCCAAGTATGTAGCACTGGCGGGTGTACTCATGATCGGCTCACGTGTCGTGGACGACAAGGTGCGCACCGCATGTACCAACGGGCGTGATGAGATGTATGGGCGTGGGTTCATCGAGACCCTGACCGACGCTGAGCTTAGGTTCCTCGTGTTGCACGAGTGTTACCACAAACTGTATCGTCACCTCACAACGTGGCGTCACCTATACGATGACAACCCACAGCTTGCGAACATGGCATGCGACTACGTGATCAACATCAAGCTGAGCGATGACAACACCGATGGGTTTGCAGTCATGCCCAAGGTGGGACTGTGTGATGCCAAATACCGTGGCATGGACAGCGCACAGGTGTACAAGTTACTCAAGGATGAGCAAGGCGATTCCGGGTCAGGTGACGGTGACGGCACGGGTGGTGACGGTGACGGGCAAGGCAATGGCTCGGGTGGCACAGGCACATCGGGCACTGGTCTCGATGATCACGATTGGGAGGGGGCGCAGGACATGACCCCTGAGCAGGGTAAACAGTTAGCACGTGATCTTGACGAAGCAATCCGTCAGGGCGCACTGGCGGCAGGCAAGCTCGGCTCGGGTGGTGATCGTATGTTCGATGACTTGTTGCAGACCAAGATCGACTGGCGTGAAGCACTGCGTGAGTTCATCTCCACAACATGTCAGGGTAGCGACTACTCAACATGGCGGCGGCCCAACCGTAGGTTCGTGTCATCGGGCTATTACATGCCATCGGGTGTGAGCGAACAGGTGGGTGAGTTGGTCATTGCCATCGACACATCGGGCTCCATCGGTGGGCGTGAGTTGTCCAAGTTCTTGGGCGAGGTCAAGGGTATCTGTGATCAGGTACGACCTGAGACTGTGCGGCTCTTGTATTGGGACACCGAGGTGTGCGCTGATGAGAAGTACGTGGGTGCCGAGGTGGAGAACATCATCGGCTCGACCAAGCCCGAAGGCGGTGGTGGTACGACCGTGGAGTGTGTGCCTGAGTACATGACAGCGCATGGTGTGAAGCCGCAAGCTGTGGTGGTGTTGACTGACGGCTATCTCGGTGGCTCGTGGGGTCAGTGGGCATGCCCTGTGTTGTGGTGCATCGTAGGTAACAAGAATGCTGTGCCTGATGTGGGCAAGTATGTACACGTGGAGGACTGGTCATGAGCAATGAGATGAAACCGTGCCCATTCTGTGGTGGGCACGAAGTAGAAATACGTGAACGCAACTCGACATCGGGTGTGTTCTCTGTATCGGTACTGCACTGGTGCAAAGATGGGGGCAAGCCGTTGCTCAAACCTATCGAGTGCATGGGGCGTACACGTGACGAAGCAGTGCGCCTGTGGAACAGACGCGCTTAACCAAACTAAACCATAAAAGGAAAACGAAGATGAGATTCAATACATTCAACCAAGTCGTGGCATGGTACGAAGCTACCAAGCCCGTGGTAAGTAAGCACCACAAGGCGGAGGACAATATCCGCCCTATCGGTCAGCGTAACCGCAAGTGGGAGCGCATCCGCAAGGTGGATGCCGAGACCTACTGCCTACTCGATGGCTACTACGGCAACACCATGTTCGCCAACAGCAGTCGAGGCGATGCACAGTACGAACAAGACATGGCACCGATCATGTGGAAGCGTGAAGCTGATGGCGATTACATCTACATACGCAACGGCACGAAGAACTCTGTACCGTTCTCACGCTTTAAGTTCTTACAGTGGTTCTTGCCGAGCGATGTGTCGTTCCAGTACAACCAACAGGGCAAGCATTGGGTACGCGCCAAGACACCGACAGGGTACGAGACTTTCCCTCTGCCCAAGACGCACTACCTGTGGGACTACACACGTAAAGAAGCTACGAAGGATGACGGCAGACGCCTGAAGTTCAGAGTAAACGAGGACGGCACGTTCACACGTGTTGGTGAAGCATTCAAGGTAGAGGTGACAACTGTGGATAAAGAACTCAAGAAGCAATGGAAGGCGCGTATCGAAGCGTTCTACATACAAGCGGCGGCGTTGGCACCCATGCTCGACACCACGTGGAACGGTAAGCACGAGTATCGCAACACCATCAATGAATGGTGCAAGGACAACGGCATAGATGCTTCAACATACGGTGGCATCAATCAGATACCAAACACATTGGTGCGACAGATCGTGGAGGAGGCCGAGCATCCACTGCGTGTCCCGCTCATGGCATTGGTCATTGCCGAAATAGATGGCAAGCGCAAGATTGAATCGCAGAACGACTTGAGTTCAATCCGCGCATCCTATAACCGCCTGATGAACAAAGCATTGGGCATGTACGAAACGAAGGAGGTATGAGATGAGCTACGACCACACACGAGTAGATGATATAGAGAAGAAGACCAAGCAACTCTTGACCAAGATGGCCGAGAGTGTTGAGACAATAAACGCTGATGACCCGCCGAGGCACATGGTGGATGGCATCCCTGTGGTGCGTGAGGTGGCGCAGTTCTGTGCCGAGATACGCAAGGTCAACCGACATGTGAAGTTCGGTGTGGCTAATCGCATGAAGTACAACTTTCATGGCACAGTAAACTTGATGCAAGAACTCTATGCGTACATGGATGGGCATGCCTACGCCATGATGAAGGTTGGGTACGGTGACTACTCTAACAAGGGTGGTGACAGCAAGTACATGGTGTATGCACGGATGATCAACAACGAGAAGTTCCGTGACGACAACGATCAGTATCACATGGCAACAGCCGAGGGTATCGAACGCGCCATCAAGAACGTCAAGAAGTACATGCGCCCCTACTCGCCAGTTGAGTGCGCTACGATGTCCTTTGAGGCAGTGCGTAGTAAGTTCTCATCGGTTGTGCAAGGCGTATCGTCTGAGCTATACCAAGCGCGTAGTAGTGTGATCGAATCAGTGCACCTACGCAATGAGTTGTTTCACATGCTCGATGTGGGTTACGAGTTCTTGGCCGAAGACTTCCGTGAGAAGATCGTGCAGTGGCGCGAGAAGTACAACGAAGATCAGGTTGCCCGTGGTCGTGCCCTACACGCTTACTACGTGAATGTCCGTATACACCGCGAAGAGATGGTGTGTGATGTCATCGAGGTACTGGATGCCAACAAGCGTTCACGCCTCGAAGCACACATGCCTGTGGTGACATACAAGATGGAGGACTTGCCCGAGGGTGTCGCGGGTAACCTTGCCGCCCTGAGTATGGTGGACGATGGTCACTACGTGGATGGTGTGGGCTTACGTGTTGACAGCGCAACCTTTTGGGTGCAGAGATGAGCAAGCTCATCTACAAAGCATCCGAGCGTTACAGTCTCGGATGGTCTGACCCACGTGCAAACATGGGTTGGAATACAGTCGAGCCGCCTGACAAGACAGTGCGTAAGATAATCAACGGGGAGATAGCACCCGAAGATCAATACGTTGCGATCAGGACGGTGATGCAATACGACATCCAACATGCAAGCGCAGGGCGACTGCCTGAGATGGTGATGAGTAAAGTACACGATGACAACATATACCGTGTGAGTGTCTTTCCCGATGGGATAGATATTTTATGTTTCGGGTTGTCGAGTATTGACTCAGACATCAACGGTCACTATGATCGGTCGGACGATCTACCTAACTGGGTAAAGGAACGTCTTGCCGTGTTAATGATTACGAGTGGTATACCGCCAACACAAGAAGTGGCGGGTGTCGGGCGTCGAATATCAAGTCATGTTTATTGGGTGTACGCACCCGAGACTACATCTTGATGCGTTGGTACGTGCGCTTCACGTACCTAACTTTAAAAGGAAACGAAGATGAGAAAGAAGACAACCACATCACAGCGCATTCGCTCACTGATTGATAGCGGCTACAACAACAAAGCCATTATCGAAAAGATCAAATGCAAACCACAAGCTGTGTATAACATCCGATACCAACTCAACAAGGCACGTGGCCTTGGCTCGATTGGTGAACTGCCGAATCCTACGGACGGCATCGGTGCGCCTCCCAAGCGTACGCGCAGGGTCAAGGCAGGGGAACTGGCATCACTGCCCCCCTCGGGCGAGTGGGTTGATCGACATATACCCCCGCTCACGCCCATGCCCGAAATGCAGATCACCATGGTCGAGCCGCCTACTTTGTGGCAACGTATCAAGGGGTGGTTCCGTGGCTAAACTCCCCTACACATACACAATCTGCCCCGACCAAGAGGCACCGAAGAAATTTACAGCAAGCTGTAAAGACATGGGGGAATTGCTACGGCACAGCCCCAACGGTGACTTGACCATCAATCAAAAACGCACAGCAACATGGGACGCATGGTCAGGCAATCACATGGGTTTTATCGAGGAAGCGTTGCACGAAATAGCGACACGCGACAAAGGAAAGCGCCGTGGCTGATACACCCGAAGTCAAAGTCAAGAAGAAAGTCGTGGCTGTTCTCAAGGAACTCCGCGCCTATTACTTCTACCCCGTCACGGGCGGGTACGGCGGCAGTGGGGTGCCTGACATTGTTGGGTGCTACCACGGCAAGTTCTTTGGTATCGAGTGCAAGGCCGGTAAGAACAAGCCTACACCATTACAGCAAAAGAACTTAGACAACATCAAAGCCATGGGCGGCATTGCGATGGTCATCAATGAAGACAACATTGACCACGTGCGGCACCTACTCGGTGAGATGTAATGCGTAAGCGTAGCAAGTACAGACCCAAAGGGGTGATCATGAATCCGATGGCGTACGTCATTGAAAGCATGACCCCCGTGGCAAAGCACGACAACTTCTTGATTGACCTGAAGATCAAGAACCACATGGCCATGACCAACCTGACGCAAGGCAAGGCAACACGTGAAGACATGGATACGCTGATACCCATGGCTAACTTTGTGGAAGCGTTGTATCGCATGGGGTTTGGTCGTGACTACGCAACAGAGGTGAGTACGGGGCTTGATGCCTTGCATGCAGTGGGTAAGCGCGGCGCTGAGAATGGACGGTTTATCTTGCGGTCTGCGGAGATGAGAGCCCTGAATACCCTGATGGAGTTACACGATGCACAGATGGACGCTATCACAGTCAAGGACATGGAACGTGCATTCAAGATCGTGGACGAGGAATATAAACAGCGCAGGATGCGCCCTATTGTGGAGAGAACGAAATGACTGAAGAAAACAAAGTGTGGGTAATCCTGTGGGGTTATTGGGACGGTAGCGACAGCGGTGTTGTCAACAATATGGCATACAAGGACTGGCAAGCGGCACAACACATCAAAGCAACGCTCGACAGCCAAGACCCGACTAAGAAGTACACCCTGCTTGAAGTGGGTGTGGTGCAAGGGGAGTTACGGTAATGACAGATGATGAAAGAAACCTTGACCTTATGGTCGCTGAATTAGAAAGTGAAAACAGATTGATGAGGGCACGTAATGAACGACTGCAACAAGAACTCGACCGAGCACTTGATGACAACGCACGATTCAAAGTCACACTGGAACGCATCATTGCCGTATCCAAGTTGGCCTTTCGGGACGGTGTGCCCGAAAGAGTTGGCGAAGTGGGGACGCAAGCACACCGCGAACGCGAGTACAACGATTGACGAATACGAGGAGGCACTAATGTGATCGCAGATCGAGGATGCGCAGAACGGGGGTGCGCATGTTATGACCCCCGCATTGATAAAGACGGAGTGTTAATGATGGAAGCGAAAGCAGATGACATGCAAGTTAGTGGCACACACTACAAAGACATGCCCATACAACCATGGGCGGTGATGGAAGCGGTGTTGACCCACGAGGAATTCATTGGGTTTCTCAAAGGCAACATCATCAAGTACAGCCTACGCGCAGGGCGCAAGGATGGGAGCGATGACGGTGGCAAAGCCAAGCATTACCTACAAAAGCTACGCGAGGTAACGCAACTCGGCTCGTGGTCTTAACAACATAACAGGAGAACGAAGATGACAGAAGAAGCAACACTGCGTCACAACTGGCGCAACATGATCGAATCAGACGGTGGCTACTGCCCCGTGTGTGATCGGTGGGGTAAAGTCAACAAGGTCAAACTGACTGGCGGCATGGCGCGTTCACTGGCGTGGCTCGTGAGCGTATCAGCGGGTGCAGAGAACGGATGGGTCAACACACGTGACAACGTGCCACTGTTCATGTTGCGCTCGAACTCTATCGGGCACCTCAAGTATTGGGGCTTGGTGCAGTCACGTGCACCCGACTCGGAGAAGGTCAAGACAAGCGGTGTGTGGAGAGCTACGCTCGATGGGCATGACTTTGTGCACAACCGATTGTCAGTGCCGTCACACATGTTTGTCTACAACGATGCAGTGGTACGGACAGGCTTGGACTTTGTGAGCATCGAAGATTGCTTCACCGAAGAATTTGATTACCGCGAAGTGATGAACTCGTATTTCTCGACAACACAGGTGCAAGATGAACTTAATAACAATTGACTTTGAAACGTACTACGACCGCGACTTCTCGCTGTCGAAGATTACAACCGAAGAATACGTGCGCTCTGACTTATTTGAAGTCATTGGCGTGGCTGTCAAAGTAAACAACCAAGAAACGGAGTGGGCAAGTGGAACACATCAACAAATCAAACAGTGGCTTCAGAGCAATTTTGAATGGGAGCGGGGGTTTGTCTTGGCGCACAACACCCTTTTTGACGGGGCTATCCTGTCTTGGCGTTTCGGTATTAATCCTCGGGGTTGGCTTGACACTCTGTGTATGGGCCGTGCCCTTCACGGCGTGGAAGTTGGGGGTTCGCTTAAAGCTCTTACTGAGCGGTATGGGCTCGGGGAAAAAGGAACAGAAGTCGTTAACGCCCTCGGCAAAAGACGACTGAACTTCAGCGACGAGGAACTCGCACGGTACGGTGACTACTGCATCAACGATGTGGAACTCACGTATCAACTGTTCAACATCTTGTCTAAAGATTTTCCCAAGCAAGAGTTGCGTGTGATTGATCAGACCCTGCGCATGTTCATCGACCCCATGCTTGAGTTGGACGGCGACATGTTGCAACAACACCTCATTGGCATCAAGCAGATGAAGGAAGACCTGTTGACATCCTCGGGTGTGGACAAGACTGAACTGATGAGCAATGAGAAGTTTGCTGAACTGCTCCGTTCGTTCGGCGTCGAGCCTCCAATGAAGACAAGCCCTGCCACGGGTAAGCAGACCTATGCGTTCGCCAAGAGTGACGAGGAGTTCAAAGCCCTTGCTGACCATGAAGATGTCAGGGTGCAGACACTTGTCGCCGCCCGCTTGGGCACCAAGTCAACGCTTGAGGAGACACGCACCCAACGGTTCATCGACATCTCCAAGCGCGGCAAGTTGCCTGTGCCGATTCGTTACTACGCCGCACACACTGGACGGTTTGGTGGTGACGACAAGATCAACATGCAGAACTTGCCAAGCCGTGGCAACAACGCCAACAAGCTCAAGAAGTCAATCATCGCGCCCGAGGGCTACACCATCATTGACGCTGACTCTGCACAGATCGAAGCGCGGGTGCTGGCATGGCTGTCGGAACAAGATGACTTGGTAACAGCTTTTGCTGAAGGCAAGGATGTGTACAAGAAGATGGCCTCGGCTATCTACGGCAAGCCCGAGTTTGAGATCAGCAAGGACGAGCGGTTCGTGGGTAAGACCACAATCCTTGGCGCGGGTTACGGCATGGGCGCTGTGAAGTTTCAAGCCCAACTCAAGGGCATGGGCGCTGAGGTGGACACTGATGAGGCAAGGCGCATCATCGACATTTATCGACGCACCAACGATGCCGTGGTCAGGCTGTGGCGACAGGCTCAGAACGCTCTTGTAAACATGTCAAGGGGCGAGGCCGCACCTCTCGGACGCCGGGGTGTGCTTGAAGTGGTGCCGAGTGAGACTGCCATCCGCTTACCCTCGGGTCTGCTGATGCGTTACGACGACCTGAAGTTCGACCAAACCGACAAGGGTATCGAGTTCCATTACAAGACACGCAAGGGTCGCACCCGTATCTACGGCGGCAAGGTGATTGAGAACGTATGCCAAGCCATCGCACGTTGCATCATCGCTGAGCAGATGCTCAAGATCGGTAAGCGATACAAGGTTGTGCTAACTGTGCATGACGCGATTGCTGTGTGCGTACCAGATATTGAGGTCGTACCCGCAACGCAGTATGTTGAGGAGTGCATGCGATGGGTGCCCGAGTGGGCAAAGGGTCTGCCTGTGAACTGTGAGTCAGGCAGTGGCAAATCTTATGGAGACTGCTAATGAGTAACAACACATGGAGTCAGATTGGGGCTGTTGACCCCAACACGTATCTCATCAACAACACGGCAAACCAAACGCTGAACTCAGTGCAGATTGGGGCGCAGAAACAGAACCATAACATCGTATTCCATGGGCCGAATGGTAAGGAAGTCGGGCGCTTTGACTTCAATGGCAACGAGTTGCATTTCGATGGTAACGCTGACATTTCCGCACAGGTGTTCATAGAGTGGGCAACGCGAAATTGGCGTGACCGTTTGATCAACGAAAAGCTCGACGTAATCAAACAGGTGCAGGATGCGCTACTCCACGAGTCAACCGGCGCACTGTACGATGACGCAGAGAAACTTGCCATCCTGACCTGCTTACAACGGGTACAAGAAATACGGCAGTCGGTTGAGCCTAAGCAAATGGAGATGGATTACAGCGCCAACCTTGCCAAGTCTATGGCGGCTACAAAGAACGCAGTGGCAACAAGCATCATCGGTTCTGTCTTTGGAGGTCAACCATGAAACCGTTTGGATATGTATGGGTAAAAGAGAGGCACGAAGCGCGGTTCTTTTGGACTGAGCGTGAGGCCAAGAATGTTCAAACAGACTTTGGCGGCGACATTGTGCCGGTTTACAAATGACCGACGATGACGACATCCAAGATTACGTTGACACCGCGAAGGAGCGGATGTTTGCCGCTACGTTTCAGCAGGTTGTTCGCAACCAAACGCTTGAAGAAGTTGCCAAAGAGTTCGACAAGATGAAAGTGCTCGGAGACACCGCCGCATCGTTTGCGGTATTCGTAAGGAACATGAAGAAATGACACAAGATGAAATTATTAAAGCGTTGCGCAAAGTGGTGGAAGAGAACACGCACTACACAACGTGGACTGTATCAACCCCGCATTTGGTGATGCTCGTTAACAGCGCAATAGAAGCAGAGCGTGAGGCTTGCGCAGACATTGCAGAAAATTGGAATTGCAATGGTTTTCCACGTACTGGAGTTGCTGAACAGATTCGAGCAAGAGGCAAAGCATGACAAAAATACCCGCATGGTCGTTCTCGTCGATCAAGACATTCGAGCAGTGTCCAAAGAAGTTCTACCACTTGAAGGTTGTCAAAGACTTCCAAGAAGATCAGGGTGCAGAGCACCTGATTTACGGCACCGCCTTTCACGAGGCGGCTGAGCTATACATACGTGACGACACCCCCCTGCCCCCTCAGTTCTCGTACGCTAAGAGTTCATTGGATAACCTCAAGCATCGCGCTGGCCAAAAGCTGTGTGAGTACGAGATGGGGTTGACCGAGGACTTGGAGCCGTGCGGATTCAAAGACCCAAACGTGTGGTGGCGAGGCATCGCTGACCTGATCATCCTTGAGGACGATGGCACTGCACGGGTGGTTGACTACAAGACCGGAAAGAGTGCCAAATACGCTGACACCGGACAGCTTGAGTTGATGGCGCTTGCCGTATTCAAGCACTTCCCCGAGGTCAAGCGCGTCAAGGGTGGGCTGTTGTTTGTCATCGCCAAGCAGTTCCCCAAGGCAAGCTACGACCGAGCCGTGGACGAGCCCAAGCTATGGGAGAAGTGGCTCCGCGACCATGGCCGTATGAAAAGAGCTTACGAGACCAACGTATGGAACCCCCGTACGTCAGGGCTTTGCAAGAGACACTGTGTTGTTTTATCATGCCAACACAACGGAAGGAACGACTGATCATGAACGCTCACGAAATTATGCAAGAACAACTCGCCGCTATGGACGATTTGACTACGGAACTTGACGAATTTGAACGTCTACGAGACGAATTTGCAAAGGCCGCAATGCAAGCAATTGTTAGCCGTGGTATTGTTAGCGAAGTGCCACTGGAAGTTTATGCAACCAACGCATACAAAATGGCAGACGCAATGCTTAAAGCAAGGGAGCAGTGATGCCATACACCAAATCCCCCCGACCCTACAAGGCCGAGTACCAAAAGCAAAAGGAACGGGGCGAACACCCCGACCGCATGGAGCGCCAACGCGCTCGTCGAAAAGTTGATGCCAGTTCCCCCGATGCGAATGGCAACGGCAAGGCTGACAAGCGGGAAGGCAAAGACATTGACCACGTAAAGATGTTATCCAAAGGTGGCTCAAACAAAGACGGGCTGCGCATCGTTTCGCCTTCAAAGAACCGTGCCCGTAACGGTCACAGCACAAAAGAAAAAGGCGGGAAGAAACCCGCTTGACGCGCACTGCGCGTTCGGTTAGATTAGAACTTCGACGGCGACGAGCGAGTGGGACACCCACTTCGCTCCGTTATGCCGTTTGCGCTGGAGAACGAATTGGAAATCATAGACAACAAAGCTCTGTTGTTGACGTTGCGTAACCCGCATCGCGTCACCACAGTTATCCCTAAAAGTAGGGAACTTCCAAACAACCAAGTGTTGGTGCACTGGGGGTTAGATGAGGCGCAAGTCCTCAAGAATCTACGTGTAAAAAACGTGCCATCACCCATCATGGGACGCTACGATTGGCCCGGCCAATACAAGCCGTTTGACCATCAGAAGACAACAGCCGCATTCCTCACAATGAACCGCCGAGCGTTCTGTTTGAACGAGCAAGGCACAGGCAAAACAGGGTCAGTCATTTGGGCGGCAGACTACCTCCTCAAACAAAAACGAATCCGCAGGGTGCTTGTGATCTGCCCTCTGTCAATCATGGATTCAGCGTGGAGAGCCGACCTGTTTAAGTTCGCCATGCACCGATCAGTTGACATAGCGTATGGCGCAAAAGAAAAGCGCAAGGCCATCATCAACGGCATCGCTGAGTTTGTGATCATCAACTATGACGGCGTGGAGATCGTCGCCGAGGACATCGCCAAGGGCGGCTTCGATTTGATTGTGATTGACGAGGCAAACGCCTACAAAAACGTACAGACCAAGCGGTGGAAGGTGCTCAACTCATTGGTCAAGGCTGAGACATGGCTTTGGATGATGACAGGCACCCCTGCCGCTCAGTCACCACTCGATGCGTATGGCCTTGCAAAATTAGTCAACCCACAAGGTGTCCCCAAGTTCTTCACAACTTTCCGCGACATGGTGATGACCAAGCTCAACAACTTTCGTTGGCTTGCCAAAGAGACCGCAACGCAAACTGTGTTCGAGTGCTTGCAACCCGCCATCAGGTACACCAAGGACGAGTGCCTTGACTTGCCTGAGATGACCTACACCAAGCGCCGAGTCGAGTTGACCAAGCAACAGGAACGCTACTACGGCATGCTCAAGAGTCGCATGGTGGTGCAAGCCGCAGGGGAAGAAATCACATCGGTCAACGCCGCAGTGAACATGTCCAAGCTCCTGCAAATATCTTGTGGTGCGGTGTACTCCGACTCAGGCGAGACCTTGGAGTTCGACATCAAGAACCGCTACAACGTGCTGACCGAGGTGATTGACGAGTCAAGTCAGAAGGTGCTTGTGTTCGTGCCGTTCAAGCATGTGATCAGCATCCTGACCGACAAGCTCAACGCTGACGGCTACACAACCGAGGTGATCAGTGGCGATGTGCCCGTGCACAAACGCACCGACATCTTTAATCGCTTCCAGACCGAGCCAAACGGCACCAAGGTACTTGTCATCCAACCACAAGCCGCCGCGCACGGCGTGACCCTCACAGCGGCCAATACGGTGGTGTGGTGGGGGCCGACATCCTCCCTTGAGACTTACGCCCAAGCCAACGCCCGAGTCCATCGTTCGGGTCAGCGTCACCCCTCTACAGTGGTACAACTGGTGGGGTCAGGTGTAGAAAGACACGTTTACAACTTATTAGATAATAAAATCGACGTTCACTCAAAAATAGTTGATCTTTACAAAGAAATACTTGAATAATTGGTAAAACGCCACTATAATAAAAACCCCAACAACAAACGGAGAACGAAGTGACAGACGAAGCAACCCCCGCAACCCCTGCCGTAGCCCCCGAAAAGCTGGTCAGGGTGTACCTCAAGATGAAGGCCAAGCACGACGAGATGCGTGTGGCCTACGAGACTGAGGAGAAGAAGCTCAAAGGACAGATGGACAAGGTAAAGTCTGCCCTCTTGGGTTTCTGTAAAGAGCAAAACGTAGACAGCGTACGCACAGGCGAAGGCTTGTTCTATCGCACCGTCAAGGTGAACTATTGGACAAACGACTGGGAGTCGATGCACAAGTTCATCGTTGAGCACAATGCGCCGCAGTTACTGCATGAGCGCATACATCAAACCAACCTCAAAGAGTTCCTTGAGGCCAATCCTGACACGTTACCACCGGGACTCAACGTGGATAGCGAGTACACCATAACCGTAAGGAGAAAGTAATGAGTGAACCATTTGTGCCAATCGAAGACTTGGCCAAACAGTTTACGGTTTCGGTATCGACTGTTCGTGCATGGGTACGACAGGGCTACATCCCCAAAGACACGTATCTAAAGATCGGTAACACATACCGCTTTAACGTACCTGCGGTGGTCAAAGCCCTTTCAAGCGTACCCAAGGACGAACCGGAAGCACCAAAAGCCGTAGACCCCAAACTGCCTGTTCAACTTGAATTGGCATTCAACAACCCTGACGAAGATATTTAACTGGAGAAACGAAAATGAGTAACGAAATGACCCTGTTTGGCAAACCCAACAACGCCGCCCTCGCATTGCTGAGCGGCATCGAAGACAACCTGACAAGCACCCTCGCTGGTGGTGCAGGTGGCAACAAGCGTATCAGCATCGAAGGTGGTGCGTTCCGTGAGTTTGTCGGTGGCAAAGAAGTTCGTGTGAGCGAAGAACGCTCAATGAAAGTCATCTTGATCAACGCCGCACCTGTGTCGCGTATGTTCTTTGAAGGCACCTATGTCAAGGGCGCGAAGACGAAGCCCACGTGCTGGTCAAGTGACACACAAACCCCTGACAAGGCAGTACCTGAAGATCAGCGTCAAGCCAAGTTCTGCAAAGACTGCAAGCAACACATCAAGGGCTCCGGTCAAGGCGACACACGTGCTTGCCGTTTCCAACAGCGTATAGCCGTGGCGCTCGATGGCGAGTTGCACAAAGAAGCCGTGTATCAGATCACACTGCCATCAACATCTGTGTTCGGTGATGCAGAGGGTAAGAAGATGCCACTGCAAGCCTATGGTCGTCACCTCAAGGCGTACAACACTCCCGCGATTTCTATCGTGACCGAGATGCGTTTTGACATCGACAGCGCCACTCCCAAGTTGGTGTTCAGCCCTGTCCGTGCGCTTGAGGAAGAAGAACTCGCAACCGCAGTGAAGTTGCAAAACCACCCTGACACCATCAAGGCAATCACCTTGAACGTATCGCAGATGGACGGCGTGATTCCTGCACCAAAGGGTACGTTGCCAATGGGTGAGTTGGCCAAGCAAGAAGATGGCCCTGCCTACGAGAAGATCGTTGCCAAGACTGCGCCGAAAGCTGAGAAGGTTGAGGCTGAAGAAGTGCCTGAACCAATCAAGGTTACCAAGAAGTCTGCACCTGCCGCTGAGCCGAAGTCTGAGTTGAGCGACATCGTTGGAGATTGGGACGACTGATTTGTTTTAGGGTGGGGTCGCTCCCCACCCTTTCTTTTCGGTTATCTCATTCACTCTAACAACTGGCGGCTATGGAAACAAAAAAATTTCTGGAGTCGGTACTGGGGGACGAAGGGCACTACTGCATATTTGCATATCGGCTATCCGATGAACGCAAGGTACAGAAGTTCTACGACAACCTTGATGCCGCAATCCATGCTGCTCACAATTTAGATGCTGAAGGGTATGACGCTTATTTTGCGTTGGGCACTTTTGACCAAGCTGGGTCTCGCAAGGCACCCAACGTAAAACAACTTAGATCATTCTTTCTTGACCTTGACTGTGGGCCAACAAAAGACTACGCGACACAGAGCGAAGCTCTTGCCGCACTACGCACGTTCTGTAAAGAACTGAAGCTACCGCGCCCGACCATCGTAAATTCGGGGCGTGGTATCCATGTGTACTGGCCACTGACCGCTCCTGTTTCACGTGAAACATGGGTGCCTGTTGCTGAGCAATTCAAACGCTTGTGTGCAAAGCAGGGGATGCGCAATGACCCTGCTGTACCGGCAGATGCGGCGCGTGTGTTGCGAGTACCCAATACGCACAACCATAAGCCTAACCCCCCTGCCCTCGTGCATATTGTGGGGGAAGCAGGTGCGCCCGTTGAGTTTGACGTGTTCCGTGACCTCATGGGTGACGACTCATCTATCTTGGTGCCTCCGAAGAAGTACATGCCGCAACAGCAGGATGCCATGATGCAAGCCCTGTCGGGCAGTTTCGTGAGTCGCTTCAAGACTATTCTGATCAAGACCATGAGCGGCACTGGGTGCGAACAACTCAAAGAAGTTGTCAACAACCAGCCAAACATCTCTGAGCCTCTGTGGAGGGCGGGGTTGTCGATTGCCAAGTTCTGTGTTGATGGTGGTAAAGCAATCCACAAGATTTCTCTCAAGCACCCTGAGTACACCCCCGAAGGAACCGAGCAGAAGGTTGACCTGATCAAAGGCCCATACCTGTGCACACGTTTTGACGAGTACCGCGCAGGTGTCTGCCCCGAGTGCAAGCACTGGAACAAGATCAAGTCACCGATCTCTCTTGGGCGTGAGGTAGAGGAAGCTGACGAGTCCGACAACATCGTCATTCAAAAACCACTGGACGTAACTGCGGCTACGCCGATTCGTTACACGATTCCCAAGTACCCGCACCCATTCTTCAGGGGTAAGAGTGGTGGTGTGTTTAAGCATTCCAAGAATGCCGAGGGTGAAGACAAAGACGTGATGGTTTATTTCAATGACCTGTACGTCATACGGCGCGTCAAAGACCCCGAAGCGGGTGAGTCATTGGTGATGCGTTTGCACTTGCCAAAGGATGGCGTACGTGAGTTCACGTTGCCGTTGACTGCTGTGGGCACGAAGGATGAGTTTCGCAAACAACTTGCGGCACAGGGTGTAGCAGTCCTGAACGTACAAGAACTGATGGAGTACACGATGAGATGGGTAAACGAGTTACAGTTTAATTCTGAAGCCGACGAAGCATGTCGGCAATTTGGGTGGAAGGACGACAAACACGAGTCGTTCGTCATTGGCAACATGGAAGTTTTCAAAGACCGTGTTGAGGTGAGTTCACCCTCTGCCGCTACCGTGGGGCTGTTCCCGATCTTCAAGGCCAAGGGCTCGTTGGAGAAGTGGAAGCAGACCATGGAGTTCTACAACCAACCGAACATGGAGTTGCACCAATTCATGTTTGGGCTGTCGCTGGGCTCTGTCCTGATGGAGTTTCAGCCGATCAATGCCGCCGCCTTTCACGCATGGAGCAAGGGCTCCGGTTTGGGTAAGACCAC